CCCACGCCATATTTTCGATGAACTGTGCGGCGTGCTTCGGTATCATGCGCGCCCTTCCTTCGGGGTCGGTAGCTCAGTGGTAGAGCATCGGACTTTTAATCCGTTGGTCGAGGGTTCGATCCCCTCCCGACCCACCAGTTAATCAACAACTTAGGTGCCGGACTTACCCGGCTCCCTAAAATTCTCCCTAAAATTAGGGGCCTTTGCCGGATCCACAACTGGCAGCTCATGGTCGTATCGGTCCAGCGTCTGGGCCGATTTGTGCCCGCTGCCGAGCTGTTTATCGGCTTTCGTGCCCGCAGTATCTGTGATTCCGCGATGCTTGAGCCCGTGGAGCGTGAAGCGCTGAGGCGCTTCCAGAGCCCCTGTATCGACCGCGGCTTGCATAAAGTCCTGCCAAGCCTGGTCGAGCGCGCCCTTGCTCAGGCGGTCTCCGGAGCGGTTCACGAACACGAAACGGTCCGCAGGACGGATCGGGACCGGCCGGCTCTTATTTGACGGCCTGGCGTATGTTGCAGCCCTGACTCGAAGCGCCGCATCCCAGGCGGCGCGCAAACGGGGTGTCCAGCTCACGATGTTGTCGTTGCTTCCCTTTCGCCTGGCCACCAGCAACCCGTCCGGCGTCTCGTTCGCATCCGTCATGTCCAGTACCTCAATTCCGCGCATCCTGCATAGATAGGCGATCTCCATCACGTACCAAAGGTAAGGCGGGCAGCTGCCCGCGGTGTGAGCCTTGAGGGCGCCCCCCTCGCGGGCGAGCCGTAGCGCGATGAGGTATGCATCGTGCGTCGGCATCTTGAATTCTTTACGCTCCAGCGCCTGGCGAGCGCCCTTCGCTGGGTTCGCACGGCAATGGCCGTGGCGCATGCCCCAGGAAAACAGCCGGCGGAGATACCTCAGCCACTGATTCGCCTTGGTCGGGTAGGGCGGTACTGCGTCATTGGCCCCAGGCCGACTCTCCGGCCTGCCTTTGGCGATCGATTCAATGACGCGCTGGACTGCCGGCAGCTCGAGGCGATCGACCTGCAGCGTGTCGAGCGTGCAGCCTAGCTTCGTCTTGAACTTTCGAATCCCCTTCGCGTAGTTCTGGTAATCCGTTTGGGTCCGCTTCGCCAGGCCTGCAAATTCGGTGCTTTGCTCGAACTTCTCAATGACGTAGCCGATAGTGCCACGCGCGTCCTGGCCGGCTCGTTGCTCCATGATGGCGTGCAGGTCGGACAATCTCGCCGCCGCGCTGGCCACAGTTCGGGCTCGCACCCGCCCCCCCTCCGGGTGAGGCTCGAAAACGTACCAACGGCCCGAGCCCGTCCGATCCCAATAAATGCCCGCCGGCAATCGCGACTGGTCTATGTGCTGGGGGATGGTTGGGTTGTACTTTCGCTTTCGACCGCGCGTCATTCAGATTACCGAGTCTGGATGATAGGGTGCTCGGCTGTCTGGCTCGAAGGACGTCAACCCAACTGCTGCGTTCATGGCGTCCATCGTCGTCCAGATCCCGCCGTTGCCGTCGTATTGATACCTGATTTTTGCCATCCGTGCCCAGCGTTCTACCCTAGCCAACTGCGCGCGCTCGCCTAACCTGCTGATTCTGCGAAGATCGTCGAATGTCAGGATCCGATCCGATGCGCTCTCGCAGCGGCGCTCAGTCCGAGTATAGGCCGCAGGAGGCTTCGCCGAGCAACGCGGGCGCAACTTATGACTTCCGTGGCTGCTCATCGTCAGGGCCGCTCATAGTCGGGGTGGTTCGGCTTCAACAGCCGCGCTTCAATCGCATGGCCCATGTCCTCGACGCTAACGTTGTCCTGCGGCGAAGCGGCGAGCATAGCCGCCCAAACTTTACGAAGCGTCTCGGCGTTGTTCTCATCCCCAGCACCGGCGGCAAAGGGAAACGGCGGGCGCTCCCAAAGGACGTGGTCGCACTCCGCTTCGCTGGCACCGGGGATTGCGGCGCGGATGACATCGACGGTAGTCGTCATGGCGCCATCACCACCATATCCTATGCCGCGCCCCGCATCGAGTGCAGATCACGGCGGTTATTGACTCGCTCACGTACTCCGCTCGATGACTGAGCCGGTGTCCGCGTAGCCAGCAGATCAAGCGCGTCATGACCGCCCCCGCTCAACAAACCGCGCCAGATCATTGAGTACCTGTGCGCGCCCGCCCTCCAATCCCTCCTGATACGACTCGTCCGCCAGCCGGCGCAGCAGATTGCCGACCTCCATGCTCACGATCACATCGCAGAGCACCGCGCCGTTGAGGCGGCTGTAGACTTGGGCCTGGCCGGTGCCGGCGTTGTAGCTGTAGAGGGCGCGCATCACTCGGCCTCCCAGCAACTCATCGCCTCACCCGCCGACCCTTCCGGGTCATCCTCGTACCCGGACAGCATGTCAGCGGTGCTGCATACCTCGTACTCCGCATCCGCAGCGGCCTCTGCGTGATCGGGATCCCACCCAGCGCCGATGAGTTTGTCAACGATGTGGGCTCTGAATCGGCTACGCCACTCATCACCGGAGATAGCCATCACTCCACCTCCCAGGTCAGGCCGGTGGCGGGGTCATGGTAGGTGGGGTTCATGCCGCATTCCCTATGGCATCGATCTGCAGGCCGGCATCAAGGGACAGCATCCGACCCTCGTGCGCGCCGGCATACCAGGCATCGGCCTGCGCCGTGCCCGCCTGGTGAGGGCAATCCGGATATTTGGGACTGCGAACGTTGCCGCGATTGTTCGCCCAAAATTCCAGCACGGCGCGCACGCCGGCCTTGTACTCGTCACTACGCGGTGTCCGTCCCGGATGGAACGCGGTCTCGATGATCTGATCTACGGTTGGCACTATCCCCTCCCAAGGCTGGCCGGTCTATCCATACTCCTGTCACGACCTGGGAGGATGGAAGACCGGCCTTCACTGAGGGGAAGTGTTTATCAAATTTGATACGTTTGCAACAGGGATTATCAAATTCGATACAAATGTTTTCAGTCCTGCCGAGCGCAGATCTCGACCATGAACTCCGGTGTTTGATGCTCATTCCGCATGCACCGGATCCCCATATCCGTAGAGCCACGCAGCTTCATCCCGCAACTGCAGATCACCCTCGTGGTCCTCCCCGTGGCCGACAGCCCGCAGTCCGAGCATCGATACACGCTCACCCCACCGCCCGCGGGCCGGCTCAGGACGCGCCCAAAGCACGCAGAGCAGACATGATCCTCAATCCGCCACAATGGCGGGGGTTCGTTCGAGCACCTCACCTGAACAGTCTCCGTTGCCTCTCGTTCACAATTCCTGGCGAGGCGAAGCCGAACGCCACCGTGTGCCGCGAGTCACGCAGCGCGGCCACCACCAGTTCTGCAGGGTTCTTTGTCAGCTTGCGCTCGATGGAGCAGGGCTCCCGGCCGTGCATGTAGTTCAGGCACCGAGGGGCCAGTGGAGGCATCTTGACGGGCCTGGAACCCTTCGCGTTACAGCCCTTCACCCACTCGTATTCGCGGTTCTTGCAGCTCACGCACACATGCCCTTCGATCAACCTGGTCGCCGGCCGCTGGCATCGTGCGCAGATCATCGAGCCTTTCAGGGGTGACATGCTGGCATCTGATTCGCCAGCATGGGCAGCACCGATCGGGCAATTCTTACAGCTGGCTCGAGATTCGATGTTCTGATGATTGGCCTGGCGCCACATCTCGGCGCAGGCCTCGGTACTGAGGGTAGCGAGCAGTTTTTCGCATTTGAATAGTGTTTTTCCTGGCAGATCAGGCAGCGAAAAATACTCCGTCATCATTAATTTCCGTTTACCAAAACATCTTTTTGTGCGGATCAAAATTGATACAGGATCTATCGCCGAAATGCAATGGACGTTCCTAGCATGTTGATCGTAAAGGGGTTCCAGGTCAATGGTGTTAATCGAAAGGTTGTAGTGCATGGTCAGCTGCGTTTTGCTCTTGTCGCCACTTGGAGACGAAGAGCGTACCGGCGCTTATGTTGAGGTGCTCGAGGACGCATCTGATTTGTGAAGACCGTCCCTGGATCTTCGTTTTGATCTGGTTTTATAGTGGTTCTAATGGTCCTATTGACCGTTTTTCCCGTAAAAACGCGGGTAACTCCGTCGGGTTACGTTTTTTGTGTTGTTATTCAGTGCCTTACGGCTAGGGTAACCTTCGGGTTACCTCTCGGGTTACCCTGAATTTTTCAATGAAATCAATGGCTTATATAATAATAATATATATAGTAACTTTTATTTATTTATATAGACAGCCTTGAAAAAGTAACCCACACGATCTCACGCGTTACGCGCACACACACGTATACGTATATCTCTATAAAATTCGGGTTACCGGGTTACTTTGGTTACTTTCAATGTTTTCAATGGCTTACCGGGAACCCGCGCGTAACTGTGGGGTTACTACAACAGTGTTGGTAACTTGCAACGGTTACCGATAAGGCGCCGATTTATAAAGAGAAAAGACGGCGGTAACCAAAATTTGATGAATTCTGGAAACATAGCGCACCACCGCGAGCAGTCGGATTCGGTGGCCTGGCTCAGGAATTCGAGCAGCGCTATGCGGCGTTCCCTGATCGGAAAAAAAAAGGGATGCCGCTGGCGGCGGGTTACGTTTCGACCGTGAGGACTGGGTCGAATTCCGGGTTCAGATCCGATGGCCCATAGCCGCGAGGGTTGCAGACAACCCGGGTGCCGCCGGTATCGTAGTCAAATGAGCAGTGCGTATGCCCGTGGATCCACAAGTTAACCGGTGCACGAACCAGCCATGACAGATGGCTTGCGAACGCCGGGTTCAGCCGATCGCCATGAAATTGGCGATGGATGCTGGCGCGGTGCGGCAGATGGTGGGTCACTACTACCGTTTTGCCATTGAACGGCTCAGCAAGTCGATCATCGAGCCACCGCCGCGCATCCATGTGAAGCGCTCTCGTTGCCTCCGCACTCAGCATCCCGCCGCGGTATCGGATGCACTTGAAGTCGCTCATTTGCTGATTTGCGGCTCTCATCGCCAGCGCCGCGGGGAATGACGGCCCCTCGAGCTCGAAGTCTGTCCATAAGGTGGTGCCGAGAAAGCGCACGCCTTCAATCACCGCCTCATCACTCTCGAGCAAGGCTATGTCCAGCGACCTGGCTTCGCTGCGACAGCGATCCAGCACCGCCTCATAGTCGGCGTCGTAGAACTCGTGATTGCCGAGCACATAAACAATGGGGGAGTCGGGGAAGTTGCCGCGGGCCCACCTCAGTCCATAGTGCTCCGTCAGGATATCCCCGGCGAGGACCACAACATCTGCAGGAGCCTCCGGAGCCTCGAAGGCCATAAATTCGACGTGGAGATCTGACAGAACACGTATTTTCATACGTGGAGATCATAGCACTCGCATGTTTCCTGCGGCCGCGGTCGTGATAGCACTATCACTCTCACTATCACTATCCGCGCTCACTGTCGCGTATCAAATTTGATAATTCTGATTGACTGTCCGCGATCCGTGACGCTATCCTGATTATCAAATTTGATACGCGGCCATGGTCGCCAAACTTGATACAGGGCCATGGCTACTACAATCAAAATCATCGAGGGCGAGGACTATGTTGAGCACATCGTCGAGGTCAACGGCGAGCGAGTTGGGCACCACATCCATCCCAGGAGTGCCCTTGAACTGCAGGACCCCAGTATCACTGCAGGATCTGGGGCGCTTCAAACGCTTGCCGACAGCAGGGCCCGCGCCGAAATGTCCGCCGCCGCACGATCCGGATGGCTGGCTCGTCGACGCGCTCGTGAAACTCCCGCCTGGCTCGCAGCTGTACGACGCCTGGCGCGCGGGGCCAGCGTCGCTGTTCAGCGTGCTGGACAAGCTTTGGTCGGCTGAACTGGCCAGGAGGTCTCGGTGATGAACCCCTGGTCGCGCTTCATGGAGTCACCCCACAGCCACTGGGTGCTGGTCACGGCCGGGGCCGCTACCGGGATTCTGATCGGCTGGGGAATTTCGCTACTGCTTATCTGAGGAACTGACATGTCGAATTTTTCACGGAGCTACACCAAGAAGGGTCCAGGGCGATTCCCGCCGGCGCGGCGTAAACAAGGACCTCCCAGGCTCAGGGCGGCGACAGGCCCGGACTCGATCAACGCCAAAGACGTATTCCTGCAGCTGCTGCGCCGAGGCGAGATCTCTCGCGCGGACGCCTACCTGCGCAACATGAAGTCGCATGGTAACGCTCAAGCATGGATGGAGATCGTGCTTTCCCAGCACGAGGCGCTTGCGGCATGAGCCGTGCGCTCGGTCGGATCTATCTCCTCGAGGGCTGTACACCGCTGAGGTTCCCCAGCAGGGTGGACCTGCGCGGGGATGAGGAGATCGAGCGCGGTCGCCGACTGGAGGAGGCCGCTCGCTCCCTGGTCGACCCGAGGACCGGGCGCGCTGATGTACCAATTACCAGGTTGGGGGACGTGACATGCATGTGACGGTTGATGTCGAGGTTGACGCCTCTGAAGTCTTGAGAAAGATGGATGATGAGCATCTGATCGCAGAGATTGAGAGCAGAAAGAAGGCCACCAGGTCCGAGTCGCCAGCAGCGCTTCTTGATAGGGTCTACAACGAGTTCCGGAACAGGGGCGATGCGCCGCCAGCGCTGCGCGAGTACATCTACGTTGTGATGGGGCGGATCCTGTGACGACGGAAGAACTGCAGGAACTTCTTGCTGCACGGTATCCAAGCGACCGCTATGCGCTGTTTTTCGATGTCCCCGACAAGGTCGGCACGAACCAGCGCCGGAGGGCGGATGCGATCGCGATCGGCTGCTGGAACTCGGTAGGCCACCTGGTTGAGGGGTTCGAGATGAAGGTCAGTCGATCGGACTGGCTGCGTGAGGTGAAGCAGGTTCAGAAGGCGGACCCATTCATCGAGCGCTGCGATAAGTGGTGGCTGGTGACGGCCGATGCATCCATCGCCAAGGAAGATGAGATCCCGGCATGCTGGGGATGGATGGCTGCAACGAAGAGTGGTTTACGCGTCCAGCGGCCCGCTCAGCGTCTACCCCAGGATGACTCCAAGATCGACCGGATGTTTGCGATCGGTCTGTTCCGCAAGATGCAAGGAGATATGCTAGCAAGTCCCGAGGTTCGGCGTGTCTTGAAGAGCGCCGCCGATGTTCGTGATGCGGAGATCGAGAAACAGGTTATCTGGCGCACCGAGCGTAACACCCGCAGAATCAATGAATTGACGCAGAGAATCGAGAAGTTCGAGACCTCGTCCGGCTTGAAGCTGGATGATTGGCGGTTGGGGGATGTTGGGAAGCTGGCCCGCGTGATCGCGGATATGTCGGCTGATGAAGGATTTAATGATGCCGTTGATAAGCAGCTCGATAAGCAGGAGCGTTCGCTAAGCGAACTTGTGGAAAGGATAAAAGATGCCCGAGCCGCCATATCTGGACGGGTAGATTCAGACGCGACCGCTGGCAATGGATCTATCTGACGTCGAATGGATGCGCCGCGCAAGGAACGCCGCTAAACGCAACGGGATCACCACCAGGAACCTCGCTCAATGGCCGATCGGCGCCTACCGATCATTCATTGAGGCCTGCGAACGAATCGATGAGCATCGAGAGTGGCGCCAGCGGCAACAGCGCCACAATCAATCGTCTTGCCAGAGTGCATCCGACCGAGCCGATACCTGCTGATCCTTCGTTATCTCCCCGTCGATCATCGGGCCGACCGGGATCCTGATGCACTTCGCTGCAACGCCGTTGAACTTCATGGCTACATTGTCATTTCGGTCGGCGCCATGGATCCGCAGCAGCATCCCCCGCAAGTCCGCCTCGAACGTTGTTCCCTGCATGAGTCTCTTTAGTTCGTTGCTGGAGTTCGAGAGTACGATGTACCCATCGCGGACCCGCATACCGTAGCGCAGGAGGATGGAATCGGCTGTCTCCTTGTTGATGTGATTCGATGCTGTGCCCACCTCACAAGCGGCGCACACCAACTCGTACACCGTGACAGTAACCCCGCCAGGCATACGAATGTGCGCCTCGGATAGCGCGGCCAGGGCCAGCATAGACTCGTCAGAATCCGATTTCTCGCGATGCTCGGACCAGTCATAGCTGTCGATCAGCCGTTCGGCGTCGGCCTTGGTGGCGACGCTGGTAGATACGAGCGACCAGGCTCCGGCCAGAAGTGTTCCGTACTGGTCGCCCTCACGTTGCCGGCCGAACCGCTCGGCGGCGACTTCACCGAAGATCTTGATGTTCTGCTGGATGGTAGGTAGTAGTTCGATCGCCCTGCGCAGCATGCGCGCTGATACCGTTGTGTCCCTTCTGATGGTGACGTGCAGCGCGTCATCAAGCGCTTCCCACTCCTTCTGCGCCTCCGCGGTCTCGCCGGCGCGGCGCAGGGTTAGGATGGTTAGACGGTCGACGTCTGCTTGATGCCGGATCCCGACTTGGATGCTGGCCAGGCAGAACATGGAGCGGATGTGGAAGCGTAGGGCGTGCCCGCCTGGGGTGCCCTTGAGTGTGCGCGCCTGAGACTCTGTCGAGGCCTGGCGGATCAGGGACAGAATTTGCTGGACTCTCTTCTTGTCGGCCTCTTCGTTCTGTTCGCCTTCATCGTACAGGACCGGGATTGCGTCAGCCTGCAGTTCTTGGCGGATGCCGGCCTCGGTGGAGTTGCCCTGGGCAAATATCCCGCTTTCGCCGATGAGGGCGTTCGCGTATTGAATCAGGGCAGTGGACTTGCCGCAGCCGGCCGATCCCGTGATCCATAGGTGAGGGCGCCAGCGCAGCGCGCCGCAGATCGGCGCCAGGAACGTCCAGCCGGCAAGCAGCGCGGCCGAGGCCGGCTTGGTCCAGCGGAACATCTTCGCGACGTCCAGGATCCGGCGGCCGTCTTCGTCACTCAAGGCCTCCGGCGCTGGGTCTGGCAGCGACTTCTTCAGTTCGTAGACGTAGCGTGAGCGCAGTTCCGTTACCGGCACTGTCTCAGTGTCGACGGTCAGATAGCCGCCGTGATGGTAGACATTGCGCCCCTCATCGAGCCATGCGCCGCGGCCGCGGATCCGGTCGATGTCATAGATACCGCGCGAGTGAGCGACCGTGACGAACCAGTCGAATGCGGCTTTCCGGTCGATCCCCTTGTCAGTGGGGAAATGCTCATCCCAAAAATTGATGTTGGCCAGTTCGATCAGTCCGTTGTCGGTGAAGTCCGATTTCGTGTAGGTCAGTATTTGTGACTTTCCGAAATGGAAAATGAAATAGTGGCCGTGGTCATAGCCCAAGACGGTGAATCGCCCCTGCTTCTCGAGGCTGGATAGATTTAACGAGGCCTGCTTACCTCCTTGATCAACTGGATGATCGGTTTTGGAGTCGAGGGAAGCCAGTGCAGGAGGGGAGAGGATCCCGGCGACTCTTTCTATAGACAGCGCCTTGTCGATGATGGATTTAACCGCCTCGTGCCCTTCCAGCGCAGCCAGATCATTGAAGTCTGTCGGCTTGGTAGACAGATCATTGAATTGCGGAATCGCAACAATGCAATCCGCTGCATTGGCAGCCTCCATCGCTCGAGTAACGCCAGGGTTTTTTACCGGACGCTCTGTCCACTGGTCATTGTCGGCACAGATGACGATTTTTGCGTCAGGAAGGCGCTTCCTGAACGTTTCTGCGACGTGGAGGAGATTCCCTGCATCGAATGCTACAACAGTCAGGTGGCCGGTTGATTCGTGCAGGGTCGCGCCGGTGGCATACCCCTCGACGATCAGGATGGTGTTATCGACCAGTGCGGCGCCGATGGTGAAAAATAGCCCGCGCTTGGCGCCGTTCTTCAGGAAGTCGCGATCGCGCTTTAGCCTGTTTTTATCGTTCGGGAAAATGGCCTGTAGGCTGTGAATCTCGGTTCGGCCTGACTTGATGGGGATCAGCAGAGCGTTCTTGGAAATGACCGTGACTTCTTGGGTCTCTGGGTTGGTGACGGTCCACACACCAACGCGCAAGCCGTGAGACTTGACGCCTTTTCGCGTCAGATAGGGGTGATCGGTGGCTGGCTCGGACGCTTCCCATATCTGAGATGCCAGTTCAGCGGCCGCCGCTCGTGCCTCGGTTTCCCGTCGCTCGCGATCCCGCCTGGCCTGCTCCATCTTGCGGGCCCATGCGCGCTTTTCTTCTGGCGTGAACTCGCGCTTATTCTCGGCCGACCAACTGAATTTGGCGTCGTTACCGAATTTCTTATTGCACCCGAATGATCCTGCTGGGCGCTCATCATGCGCATGGAGCACGTACCAGCCGTTCTGGCTTCCGCTCTTGTCCCCAATGACGTGGAAACGATGGAGCGTGCCATCGGCAATGATCCGATCATCGGTCTCCAGGCCATGCTCGCGCATGGCAGAAAGAAACTCGTCAATTACGTCGTGCTCAGACAATTGAGCACCCTAGCAGTGAAAACATTACGGCTCCTGCAAAACCGTGACCTGCTTTAAGAGAATGCGGGCTTCAGCGTCAGCAGGAGACGCCTTTCGGGACGCGAACCCTAGCCCGCATATACGTTATGTGATGCGTTGCAGCCTATATATCACGTGTATCAAATTTGGTACAGTCGCGAATGATGGACTGCGCCACTGATTCCGATGGCGCTATGCCTGCAATGCCGCCCGCATCACGGATGTTTTTACCGAATCGAAGTTGTTCATCGCTAGTGCGACCGCCGGCGCTTCGCTTCGCATCGATGGCGGTGAATACCGCGACCGTGCGACCGACCATTTCGGGAGTGATTGTCACGTTGGTGTACCCGATCAGATCATAGGCGCCGACAACAGGGTCACCATTGGGGCGGGAGAAGCCCAGCGCGATCGGGCGCGCGAACGGGACCACGACCGAGCCATCCTTGAGACGCTGGACCGGTCCGCCGCCGCTCACCCACGCTTTCCCGGTATTGAGTCGGAAAAGCGTCGTCTGTGCGGCCACTGCCAGCCAGATCCGGCGCAGTACATTCTGCTCTCGCAACGTGACTCCCCATCGTCAGAACGGTATGTCGTCTTCGAAGGACCCGGTATCCGTCGGCTCAGGGCGCGACTGCTGTTGTGCCGGCCTCGATGCTCGTCCCTGGCCTTCATGATTATTAGCGTCACGACCAGTCGAGTCGGGCCTCGATCCCAACATTTGCATCGAGCTCCCGATGATTTCCGTGGTCCAACGGTCCCGCCCCTCTTTGTCTTGCCATTTCCGGGTTGTGAGCTTGCCCTCAATGAAGCACTGGCCACCTTTTCGGAGGTATTCACCAGCGATTTCGGCCAGCTTGTCGAACATGACGACGTTATGCCATTCTGTTTTCTCTTGGCGGTCGCCGGTCTGCTTGTCCCTCCACGTCTCGCTGGTCGCCATGCTGAAGTTGGCGACAGCCTTGCCGTTTGGCATGTAGCGGACTTCTGGATCCTTGCCGAGGCGCCCGATCAGCATGACTTTATTCAAACCTGACATTTTCATCTCCTACCGTTGATACTGTTGATATGCGGCGATGCGAGATTCCCATTCCGCATCCCGGTTCCCACGGAAGCGCTCACGGGCGCGCTTTTTAAATTCCCACTTGACATCCGCCCAGCCCGGCTTGTAGCCGTATTTGTTGGCCAGAAGATGCAATTCATCAAGCGTCGCGGCCTGCGCGATCTCGATGCGCCGCTCCTTCTTTCTAAACGCGACCATCTCCGGCGTGATGACGTTCAGTTCTCCGTCGACGTGCTCGATGGTCCGCTCGCGCTTGGGTAGCGGGGTTCCGCAGTTCGGACAGGCTGGCTGAGACTGAAATACATGGAAGCAGTTCACACACTGCGCGATGTCGATCCGATCGCCGGTGTCCTGGTCCTTTGGCTTTTTTGGCTTCTTGACGGCGCCGTCGAGGGTCCACTCCCGCTCTTCATCGGCGAATCCGTGGCGGAAGGTCAGGCCCGCGTGATCCAGTACATAGCACATCCGCTTATCGGGGTTGTTAGGATCGATGCGCAGGCCTCGGCCGATGACCTGCAGGTATGACGTGAGCGAGTAGGTCGGGCGCAGGAGGATGATTGCACCGATCGCCGGGCAATCCACACCCTCCACGAGAAGCTTACAGAACGCGACCACCTTAATTTCGCCAGACGCCAGGGCGGCCATGGCTGCGTCACGCTCTTCGCCGGTGTTATCGCCCTTCAGGACCATGGCTGGGACGCCGGCAGCGTTGAACTCGGCGGCCACGTGCTCGGCGTGTTTGAGGTTGACACACCAGGCCACTGCGGGAACGTCAGGGCAAATCCGCTTGTAGTGCTCCACCGCAGACCCAATGATCTTCGGTTTATCGACTGCGTCGGCCAGCTGCCCCTCGTGGAAATCCCCCCGCACCTTCTTGACTTCAGACAGGTCTAGCTGCTCGAGCGAACCATAGACCACCGGTTGAACCAGATGCCCCTGGTCAATCAGATCACGAATGGACGGCCCGAGGATCAGTTCATCATAAAAGCCGCCAGCGTGCGTCCCGAGCCCCTTGCCGTCCAGTCGGCCAGGCGTACCGGTAACCCCCAGGATCTTGGCGCCGGGCATGAGGTCGACGACCGTGCGATATGAAGCGGCCATCGAAAGGTGGCACTCATCCACCGTCGCCAACTTAAAGTGCTGGAAGGTTTCCGGGCGCTTGAGGATCCGCCGGACCAGGGTCTGGATCGACGCTACCTGCGCCATGGCATGCGGACGGGGGGTGTACCCGGCCATGATGATGCCGTGATCGACGCCATACTCGCTGAGCTTGTGAGACGCCTGTTTAATCAAGCTGTCCCGGTGCGCGATGATCAGGGACGGATTACCGCGGTCTGCCGCTCCCTTCACTATTGAGGAGAACATGACCGTCTTGCCGCTACCCGTGGGGGAGGTGAGCAGAACTGAACGGGTCCCAGACATGAACGCCTCTCGAACGGCATTCACGGCTTCGACCTGGTATGGGCGCAGCTGGATCGTCATGTTGGAGTGAAGCCGCGCCAGTATGTGGCTCGGCCTATATCAATTAGATTGTCCCGACTTCTTTAACGGTCGGGTTTATATCATCTTTATCAAATTTGATACAATCAAATTTGATGCACCTAGCCGTTACTCTTTGAATCCCTTCTTCTTTTTGATCTTCGCTAGCACTTTTTCCATCACGTCGATGATCTCAATCGTCTTCGGAGGGCGCTTGAACCATCGGTAGGGCGTTGCGCGCGAGATTTTTGCGCCTTCGCAAATCTCGCTCATGCTGCTCCCATGCGCCAACGCATCGCGCTCGATTTCATCGAGACGATCACGGAAAACCTTCGAGAATTTTTCGCGCGGCATGAGTGTTGGAAGCCTTTGTTATCTCTCGAAAATAATACCAGATCAAAGGCTTTTCGCAAATTTGATAAAGATTGCCCAAGAACCGGTCGTGACGGTCTCATTCTCCTAGTGACTGAAAAGAACCAGAATGCACTTGACCGACTATCAAATTTGATACATCATCATTATCAAATTTGAGACATCGCGCAGAGAGGAGGATCCATGGGCATTACCGGACGGAAGCGACCATCCGCGCCGTGCACGAATACGGCACCGCGCTTTGTAATCAAGCGCGGGCGCTGCTACCTGGCGCTGCGGATCCGCGACGAGATGGGGCCATGCGAGAGCAACCCCCGAGTCTGGCGCCCGAACAACTGGCAGCGGGTGAGCAAGGACCAGCGGGGTGAGTCGTAATGACACGCCCGGCACTGCAACACACATATCCGCAATGGGAGCCGCCCGAGGATGAGCCGTACGCGCCGTCCGAGGACTACCGCGAAGTCCAGCGCGGGCAGACGCGCATCGTGCGCAATCCGAAACGCGCGCGGCTGCTGAGAAAGCGAGGCGTGCCTATGTGGCCAGTTCGCGAGGGCTGGCTCTGGTTCGTGGAGCGAGACTGATGGAAGAGCATGATCTGAACGGCCTGGTCGAGATGACCAATGAGGAGTATCACGCCGCGGCGGGGGTCTCAAAGAGCCACCTGGATGCGATCGCGGGGAAGTCCCCCCGGCACTACTGGCATGCGTACCTGAACCCGAACCGAGACCCGGCCGAGAGGGAGACGCCGGCATTGAAGGTTGGCCAGGCCATCCACTCGGCGATTCTGGAGCCTCATGATTTCGAGACGCGATACGCATTCGCTCCCGAGTGCGACCGCCGTACCAAGCTGGGTAAAGAGGTCTACGCCGCATTCCTGGCCGAGAGCGCAGGGAGGGCAGTACTGGACGCCGACGGCTATCAGACGTGTCTGCGGATCCGGGATGCTGTACACGCGCATCCTGTTGCGTCGGGTTTGCTGACGGGTGGCGCCGCCGAGCAGTCATTCTTCGCTACCGATCCGGAGACCGGAGCGCTCATTAAGTGCCGGACCGACTACCTACTGGACGGGGTGGGCGGAATGTTGATCGACGTGAAGTCCGCTGCCGATGCGTCGCCGCTGGCATTCTCGCGCTCGGCTTCCGAGTACCGCTACGACCTGCAGCCGGCCTGGTATTTCGATGTCCTGGATGCCGCGTTCGGGGCTCATCCGACGCAGTTCGTTTGGCTGGTGTTCGAGAAGACGCCGCCGTACGCCATTGGCGTGTACTACGCCCGGGACGAGGATATTGCGCGCGCCCGCATCACCGCACGTCGAGACTTTCACAAGATCCTGTATCACAAATCCACAAACCAATGGCCGGACTACGGCGCAGAGATTCTGCCGCTCGAGCTTCCGCCGTGGACGAAAAGGGGAGAGTAATGGAGAAGATGAAGATTGCGCGGATCAAGATCCGCAACATCCTCGGCATCGCCGAGTATGAATTCGAACCAGGCCAGGGATTCACCGAGATATCGGGCCGAAACGGGGTCGGGAAAACCTCCGTGCTCGAGGCGGTCAAGGCGATCGCACGAGGCGGTCACGACGCAACCCTGTTGACGAATGGTGCCACGGAGGGGGAGATTGTCTACGTCCTGGATGATGGCATGGAGATCACCAAGGCTATCTCAGCGGACAGCACCGATATGAGCGTGCGCATGCCCGGTGCCAAACGTAAAGCTCCGCGGCCGGGCGAGATCGTCAAGAACCTGATCGACCAGCTGTCGAACAACCCGATCGACCTGCTGCGAGCGAAGCCGAAGGAGCGGGCGAAAATCTTGCTCGAGAGTATGCCGATCGACGTTGATGTCGCGCGCCTGAGCGGGATCGTTGGGTTCGATGTCGTGTCATACCCGGGTGTGCACGGGCTGCATATTATCGATGATGCTCGAAAGCAGGTATTCGATGCGCGCACCGGGACGAACCGCGCCCTGGATGAGAAGAAGAAAACGATCAAGCAGCTGCGAGACGTCATCCCCGAGGGAGTCGGCGACGTCACTGGTGGTGAGGATGAACTCGAGGCGCAACTCGCTGCGATTGATGCGGAAAAAGACGCCGAGCTGACCAGGATCGACGGCAAGCTGAGCGATATTCGCAAGGCTTCACAGGAAGCGATCGACCAGGTCAGATCAACCACTGCCAAGGGTATTGAGGAACTGCGGGGACAGATAGCAGAAATCCAGCAGGCCATCGCCCATCTCCAGGAGTCCGGTAACTCCGATGTAGAGAATGAGCGGGCGAAGCTGGCCGAAATTGAGAAACGCGCCGCTATGCAGCGTCAGCGAACGCTGGACACGCATACCGATAGTCGGGCGCCGTTCATGGAACAACTGTCGGCTATCCGTGCGGACCGTGACGCGGCCGCAAAACGCGAGCAGGCCCTGGCTACGATCGAGACCCTTGAGACCGAACTGCAAGTCCTTGTCGAAGAATCCGCTAGCCAGACCGCCGCGCTGTCGGAAATCGATACCTACAAGCTCGAGCTGCTGGCCGGACTGCCCATTCCAGATCTTGAGGTGCGCGGTGAGGACATCCTGCGCAACGGCGTGCTGTTCGACCGGTTGAATACGCAGCAGCAGGTTGAGGTTGCGATCGAGGTGGCAAAGATGCGCGCCGGCAAGCTCGGTGTCGTCTGTGTCGATGGCCTGGAACTCATGGATAGCGATCACTACAGCGAGTTCCAGGAACAAGCGGTCGCCAGTGGGCTGCAGTTCTTTGCATCCCGGGTTACAGATGGTGAATTCGAAGTGAGGACGTCATGAAACCAGTTATTTTGATCAAGTTTCCAGAAGCCACGTACCAAGTGCTCACGGACGTCATCGTCCAGAACCGCGCCAAGTACATGCATGAGCATGTGTCTGGTGAGTATCCAACAATCGATGACGCCACGGCGGGCACGATCAAGCTATTCGAGGACGAGAAGGAAATCCGAGATTGGGCGGTTCAGTTTATGGATTGGTCCGATCTGGTTGGTAGCGCGATGATGATCAGCGCCGATCCGGATCGCGATATCACTACTGCAGATTGGTCGTACGCGGACGGATTATCTACACCGGGTCCTATAAGCGCCGTGGCCATTGATGATGTTCCTCTCGGTCTTGTCCTCGGAAACATGATGACAAGAGGCAGTCTGTGCAGCTTCATGCTGGCTGGGGATAGTCTGGCGATTGCGGCGATACATACGTCAGATCCGGAAATTCTCGGAGCCTATGCCAAGGCATTGAAACAGCTTACCGAGCAAATCTCGCCGCATCCGCACGGCGAGGCTCCAGAGCCCGGCCGGATCGTCCTTGCCCACTAATTTCAAAGGAAATTATATGTCAATTATCAATATTCGACCGGCCGTCCGGGAGGGCGCGCGCCTGGTCGTAGCATTCTGCGGAGTATCGGGCAGCGGCAAGACTGTAACAGCGCTGCACTTCGCCTACGGACTCGCCAACTACGATGCCAGCAAGATCGGGTTTCTGGACACGGAGAACCGTCGTGGCTCGTTAAATGCGGACGTCCTGCAGGACGCTACGCAGCCGACAGATCAGCCGTTCATGATCGCCGACCTGTATGCACCGTTCTCTCCTGAGCGCTACAGCCAGGCGATTCATGAATTCCAGAAGGCTGGAGTAGAGGTCCTGATTATCGACAGCGTCTCTCACGAATGGGAGGGTATCGGTGGCTGTATCGATATCGCCGATGCGAGCAAGGGGATGTGGAACAGGGCGAAAGCACATCATAAGCGCTTCATGTCGGCATTGCTTCAAACCGACATGCATATCGTCGTATGCGTGCGGGCGCGCGAGAAGGACAAGCCCGAGAGGGCCATCGTGGACGGCAAGGAGAAGACCGTCTATCGAGAACTCGGCTTGCAGGCCATCCAGGAGAAAAATTTCCTGTTCGAGATGACCGCCAGCGTGATGATGCACGAGGAGGGCATGAGGCAGGAGGTCATTAAGTGCCCTGGGGCGCTACGTCATGTCCTTGGCCGCACCAAGGGTTACATCACCGCGGATGACGGTAAGGCGGTGCGCGACTGGGTCGATGGCGCCAAGCTGGTGGATCCGCGCATCGAGAATTTCAGGAACCGGCTGCTGTCGAACTGCGAGCAGGGACTCACGCACATCAACGCGTGCTGGGATAAGACGCCGGCGGACATTCGGCGTGAGCTCGGGGATGATTTCTTGAGCGTCATCCGTGAATCGGCGCGCGGCTATGATGAACTGAGGGAGGACGAGGTTCACGGCGCTGGAGAGAATGTTGGCAACGCTGCGGCGAAGATTGCAGCCGCCGCGGCCGCAGGCCAAGCCGCCAGAGCCGCGCAAGAACGCGCTACTCCGCCGCCCCAGCAGGCATCTGAACCAGAGCCGCCTGCTGCTCCTCAACGAGCCAATCCCGACCCCGCTCCGTCGCCGCAGCCCGCGCAGCGAGAGGTCAGCGAGCCGCCGACATCGCCGCCGTCGCGGCCTGCCGCACCAGCAAACAGAGTCCCTCAACCGGCACAAGCGGTCGGGAGAACAAGCCGTCCAGCCAACCATGCCGGGCCTAGCCGTCCGGCTGCTGCGCCGTCACGCCCGGCACCGGCTCGGCCTGCGCCCAATGAGGCGGCCACCACTCAGCGCCAGGCGCCTGTATCGCGCACACCTAAAGAGGAGCCACTATTTTGAACGGCAGCGTCTACCTGACGCCCGAGGAACTGTCCGATCGACTGAAGAACAAGGTCGCGGTCGGAACCCTCAAGCAGTGGCGTCACCAAAAAAAGGGCCCACCATATACCCGCGCGGGGAACGCAATCCTGTACCCGCTTGACGGAGTCGTTGCGTGGGAGAAAGCGAACACGATTGAGGGAGGACCGCATGAGTGAGGCACGCGGCCAAGGGCTGGAATCAATCTGATGTGGACGAAAGAACAGAGCGCCGCGATCAAGGCGGTGGCCGATTGGTTGGGCGATCCAAGAGGACAGCAGGTATTCCGATTGTTCGGGTTCGCCGGAACTGGCAAGACAACTCTCGCCAAGGAGGTTGCGGCCAACGCCGGCGGCCGCGTGCTGTTCGGCGCCTTCACCGGAAAAGCCGCCCTGGTGCTACGGAATAAGGGGTGCTTCGACGCCAAGACGATTCACAGCATGATCTATAAAGTCGAGGAGCAAGACGACGGAACGTGCATTTTCAAGTTGAACCAGAACAGTGAGGTTGGAGCGGTCAAGCTGGTGATTATCGATGAGTGCAGCATGGTAGGGCACGAACTGGCTCAAGACCTGCTTTCCTTTGGCACCAAGATCCTGGTGCTGGGAGACCCCGCCCAACTGCCACCGGTTCGAGGAACGGGGTACTTCACCGATGCCAAACCGGACGTCATGCTGACCGAGATCCATCGGCAGGCCGAGGATAATCCCATCATCCGCATGTCGAAGGATGTGCGCGAGGGGAGACGCTTGGCTGTCGGAACCTACGGAGACAGCAAGATCATCACCGGCCGACCGGATCCAGAAGAGGTTCTCGCCGCAGACCAGGTCCTGGTAGGGATGAATCGGACCCGTAGAGGATGTAATAACAGGATCCGAGAACTGAAATGTTTCGCCGGCGTGGCTCCGAATCGAGGTGAACGGCTGATCTGCCTACGCAACAATCGCGACAAGGGCCTCCTGAACGGCGGTATGTGGACCGCGGAATCATCGCGGATGAGCAATACTCTCGTGTCAATGAATGTCGCCTCCCTGGACGAGCCCAACGTGAGGCCAATTCTTGTCGACGTTCCTCGAGAGTTTTTTGAAGGCGAGGAGGGGAAGCTAGATCCAAAGGTTCGTCGAATCTATGACGAGTTCGACTTCGGTTGGGCAATCACGGTGCACAAGAGCCAAGGCAGTCAGTGGGACAACATCATGCTGTTCGATGAGAGCGGGGTGTTTCGTGACGATCGCGCCCGGCATCTGTACACGGCTATCACCAGGGCGGCAAAGCGAATCACTGTCGTGGTGTAATGCACGCAAAGTCAAAGAAGGCCGACGGTCCTTCGTTACGACAGATTGACGTAATAACCTCGGCCGCATGGGATGAGAATAAGCAATTCATGGCCGAATGTTTTGCTCGTTTTGTCATCTCTCAAGGATACGGAGCAAGAGCTCCAAGAAACATAGGAACCGATGGCAGTACAAAGTATGAGACCTGGAATGAATGCGGAAGACGTCTCTTTGGTCAACGATTTAACTCCATACTTCGGGGTGAGTTAAAATCTAAAGCCAACTCGAATTAGAGCCGACAGATCTCCGTCTTCGCGCGAGCGGATAACATCCAGGCCGACCCTGAGAGGCCCTACATCGCGATCGATGAACGCGCCATAGTCCTCGCGCCGAGGGTTGTATAGCGCCCCAGCGGCCCAGCGTTTAGCCTGGACTGGTGCCGTGGCATGGACGGGGATGTCCAGCCCGGCGACCTCGCCATCCCTGGATCGAACGATGACGCGCCGGGTGTCATCTGGCAGCTTCACGATACCGAGATCCAGATCCATCGGCGGGCAGGGTTCGTCATCGACGATCCGCGCCGGCGGAGTGATCCTGATTGTCACTGCGCGCTCGAGGATGGCCCTGGGATCGAACTCCTTCGCGGCCAGGCGGATTGGCACGGGGACCGGTGCATCAGGCTCACGCTCAAGCACCACAGCGCCGCTTCGCAGTTGGATCTCGGGCGCGTGTGGCTCAATCGGCGCCGGCTTTGGTCGCCATAAGGCCCAGCCAGACGCCAGCCCGACGGCGACACCAATCAGACACAGCAGCACGTCACGACTCACGGCTACCGCTATCCCGGCTGCGTGAGAACCAGAATGAGAGGATCAGGCCAACCCCCGCCGTGATGACACCGAGCAGCGCAATAAGCGCATCTTTCCACTCCACGGGAGTTTTTACGTACCCGGTGATGAACACGATCAGGACGACGAAATATCCCGCCAGGAAAAGCGCGGAGAGCCCGATCTGGGCAAGGGCGATCAGGCGCGGGGTAAGGACGGGGCTCATGTGCCTGGCCTGCATACTGGCGAGATCGGCTCAATACGCCGGCCCAACGGCACGCTAAACAAGATGCCGGCCTGGTCGACAGTATTGCTGTCGTGGACGTCCGGAATGGAGCTCAAGTGCAGGTACTCACCAATGACTCGGAACCCTGACGGATGCACGTACAGAGGCTGTACGACGCGCGCTACGCCTACTGGATCCCGGCCGACCACCGGTTTGCTACGGTCTAGTTCAACCGCCAGGCCCGCCTCCAGGCGCGGACGATAGGCTTCGGTCACTGTGCATCCCGAGACCGAGATGGCCAGCAGGCCGATGACGAGGGCTGCGACGATTACCATCAATGCCTGGTAGACATCCTTGTTGAACCATTCGCCGATGGCCTTCATCAACCGAAGTGATCTAATGGCAGACCATATATTCAGCATTACATCAACCTCGATGCGGCGTTGAAATGTGGAAGCGCCTGCTCAATCGTTCCCTTGCCGGCAACGGTGTTGTAATGGCGCTTCCAGTATTCCGTGAGCGCGTAAGCGTCGTTCTCCCTCGGGAGAGGCGCCGGCACTCGAAGGTAGTGGATTCTGCACATTGCGGCGGCGTATCGCAGGTTCCAGACGAGCTCGCTTGAGTCTGGGAAATCGCCGGGGAATGGCGCTGCAGTGGACAATACCGACCGCTGCAATTCACGTTTGTAACGAAGAAAGCTCTCGTGAATATCCCGGTGAGTCGCTGGCTCCATCTGAAATACACCCAACGCCGGCCCCGAGATTTGCTTGATCCATATCAGCAGGCTTTCGTGCATCGCAGTGCCAAGAACGAGGTTCTCCGCGGCGGCCGACCATAGCCCGATATGATTCAGGGCTGGACGGACTACCAGCCTCCTGAATTGCGCCACGTCGATACCGTAACCGTCGTTCATCTCGCCGCAATCCGCTCTGAAAATATAGTGTCGATCCGCTGATGTATGACGTTTACATCGCTTGCAATCTTGTCCAGCATCACTCTTGTGTCGCGATTGTCCTGCCGCCGTTCTTCGCGCATCTGGCGAAACTCGTCCCTCCACCCATCGGTGGCGTCCTTCAGTTCCTGCTTCGTGGCGTATGTAGTCGGCATTTCAATAACTCGCTTCAAGAAATACCAAAGGACGGCAACAATGACGCCATTTGCGATGGTGATAAGTGAGAGCCATATTTGAGAGTAGTTCTGTTCATCCATTAACCGGCTTCCATTTTCTAAAAGTCAACCACTCCATTGTGGGCTCCAATGAGGGGATGATTAGCCGTCCATGACCATGTCCCGGCTTGTGCGAGAGAGCTAAACCCGTATGTAGAAGAGGCGGAGCTGTATGAAATCGAGTCAATAATTAAGTTGGAAAAGAAACTTTTCCCTGGGTTAGCCAAGAACCCGGCGATCGAAAAGCTAAGCTGGTTATGGTTATGCTGATTCAATAGAAGAACGATCGTCTCGCCGGTATCGAGCGTCCCTGAAGAGATAGAGCCCAGTCCGCTGTGATATGCGCCAGTTGCTGCTCCGTCTATCGTTAATGCGCCGATAATGGAAAACGAATGACCCGCAGTGAACACCTTGCGAGCAACGCCGTTATCATTGACCCAGCGTTCTTTGATCTTGCGGGCAACGCCGTTGTCGTTTAACCACCGCTCTTTGATCTTACGAGCAACGCCGTTATCGTTGACCCAGCGCTCGGCGGCCATATCAGTAGTATTCCCAAACGTCGCCGCTCGACGATCCAGCCAGGCTCGGCGGACCGGACCCGGCTAATACAGTCACGTTCGTCCCGGGCCGATTTGGATAGTTTCGACCTTTCACGCTGCCAGCATATTGAGTGACCGCGGCCGGAGGTACTCTCGCTGCTGGAATGCTTCCAGAGTTAAGGTTGCTGGCATTATGGAAATCAGCTGCAGTTCTTCCTTCAAGAAGCGCCGCGTTGACTTGCGACCATACGTTGTCTCCTCGCAGATACGTCGATCCGTTTGCCGTTCCGGACCCTAGCCTAGCGGTCGGAACCGTCCCAGTATTGAGATTGCTGGCGTTTCGGTAAAACGCCGAGGCTTGACCATCAAGCGTCGCCGCATTGACGGTAGTCCAGATTCCATCGCCTCGCAGATAGGTAGCAGAGCTGGGTGAGCCGGATCCCATCCGCGCGGGCGCAAGCACACCTGCATTGATGTTGCTCGCGTTCTGATAAAACGCTGCTGCCTGCCCATTCAAGGTCACTGCATTGACCGTCGACCAGACGCGATCGCCGCGCAGGTATGTTGATGCGCTTGCAGTTCCAGACCCCATCCGTGCTGTTGGCACGGTGCCGGCATTGAGGTTGCTGGCGTTGAGGTAGTAGGCAGGAAGCTGGCCTCCAAACAATCCAGCATTCATTGTGGCCGGATTTGATGGCAACAATAGCCAACGTCCGGCACCTGGCTGGGCGGATGGAATTAGGACTGATACTCCATCGTCTGCGGCGCTTGACGTCGCTGACCATCGATAGGTGGCACCATTCCCGTCTCCGTCTGCGGATCCACCTCGAGCCATAATCAGTACGGTTCTGGACACCCCGACCTGCGGAATTGGTAGCGCTCGCACATCATCTATCGTCCCGACATGCATCACGGTGTACGCCACCATGAGCTGCTGATCGGAGTTGTCCGGGACCGCGCCGGCCTGGGTGGCGATGGCGTCCTGCCTGGATTTCAGGAATCTCGTGCGATTGCCAAGCTCCACGTGAGGCCTGTTATCGATACCACCGACGCCACCGGTGATCGCATCACTGGTCTCAAACTGATAGATCCCGGCTTCCCATTGCGTCGTTTCAGGATTGTTTGCCATTAGAAGCTGATCCCCCAGGTTCCCGAGAGCGACATGTCGGACGTCTTATTGATGGCCACTGGCCTGGCTCGGCGGGCGTACAGTCCGTTATTCGACGAAAGCAGGCCGAACTCAGATATCGCCATCGCGTTGGCCTCGCTCTTGCCGAGCTGCCACGCGAATTGCACTGATGAGGATGATGGGTAGGTGTGGGCACCTATTGCCCTGGCGTACATACCCGTTAGGGATGTGTCACTCGGGATCGCAGCGGTACCATTAGTACCGAACCCGATTCGAGTGATTGGACGGTCAATTACCTCGCCAGCAACGAGGTGAGCCAACATGGTTTTCATGTTGTTCACCAGCAGGTTACTTCCAGTCCATTCCTCGACCAGAGTCACCTCATCGACAAGCCGATCATGCAGGAACACCCTGATACACAGAGTGCCCTCCATAGGCTTGCTGAATCGCTCAGAAGATCGGATCAGAATCATGCTGCCACCACCGTCGTTGGCAGCATTGTTGCGTCACGACCTTCGGTTATGGGTCTGAGTGAATGGTTACCTCAAACTCGTCCCCACCGCTGTCGAAAAATTCGTCCCCAGACCTGAGCAGCGAACCGTCTCTTATTCGTGTTTGAGACACATACACATCATTGAAGGCGTCTATCGAGATGTTTAGCATCTCAGTATCAACTATTGATGCAGATCCAGAAGGCGGGGAGGTCGAAGCGACGGATATCGACCCTCGTCCAGTACCTCTGATTGACAGAGTAGCGGTCGGCGCCGACACGAGCGCCACGCCAACTTGGGCAAGCGCTTCACCTGCAGCAAGTTCGACTGCAACAGCTTCAGGCGCGGCCGCAATAGCTCCTGGTCCTGGCACGCTAATTTCTGCGCCACCAATCGCGGCGCCCGTCGGCGCGGAAACACCAGCCGATGGGATTCCGCTTTGCGCGCCTTCGTCGGATCCTATTAGAGTGATCTCCTGCCAGGCATCTGAGTTTGCGAACTCCATTAGGTGACCAACCACGCCGATGTGGCGGAGGTGTGTACCGGCCGCCCTGAATCGGTCGATGAAGTCTGCTATGAGTTGCGTGTTGAACGCCTCGCCGCTGGTCAGATCGACATCAAATTCAGCATCGAATAGACCATACTCATAGGTTACAGGCCCGGTGTAGTGCCGATATGAGCCGTCGAATTTTATTGATCCGTCGCGATAATTCTGAATCGCGGGCAGATCGGTAGAATCCGTAATTCTCGCCCCCATCCCCGGAGCGACCTCTTCAAGGGCTGCAGCTATTGCAACGTTGTTACTGCGCGGGCGCAGGACAGTGGAGATAATCCTCGGCCCGTAGATCGCATCGGACTCGCCGCGTTGCCGAGGGACCGCGTAATAGCTCCCAAGCTCATCCAGCCATTCGCCAGCGGCCGTCCTGGTCGACATCTGCCTAACCGCTTCGCTGACCTGGCGCTTTGCCAGGTCCAACTCCGACCCAGTTGCATCCAGGTAGGACCAGAGTACGCTGGTGTACCCATACAGATGATCACCGTTCGAAATGTCAGTGCCGCCGCTCGCGTCGATCAAACACCTCGCTGACAGCTGAGAGTTCTCACCCGAATCGACATACGGGATGAAATACCCTGGCAGGGTGGCGATGTATTGAGAAAGCTGGGCTATCGTGTACTGACTCACATCGATGGAGATCGATTGCCCGGGCCCGCCGGACACCTTCGTTATGAAGATCCCGTCGCGCAGCGACCATGTCATCGCGCCATCGTAAGAGATCCGCAGAGCAAGGAACTTCTGCGGACCCTTGTCAAAGACTCGGTTGACGAACGACAGCAGCTTTTGGGTTATCTGCATTACGATGCCGGAGTTATTGTGATCGCACCTGGCATGAGTTTGGTGTCGTTGCCAGCCGAGACATCATTTACTGGAGCGCTCACCGTGAAGTTGTAGACCCCCTCAATCTCCATCGCGATGGCAGTGATCTCCGCAAGGATTACGCTTTCTCCAAGGTTGAGGCCTTGGATGTACGCACCTATTCGCGCCTCAGCCGTGGCGATCAACTCCGCCCCGTCGTATCCGGATACCGGGGTGAGGACTCCGGTCACATTCACCGGTGTCTCGCCGGCTGCGAACACCTCGACTTGGACCCCGGCCGCCTTCCATCCGGGCACTGGATTGTTGTTCTGGTCGTAGTACCCGTAGATTATCTCTACAGCCCGGCTCACCAGGTTGTTCGATGTTCCCCCGATGCCATTGTGGATGTAGCACTCGACGCGGCCGACGGGCTGCATGGGATTGTTCATCCAAGGCTCGATGACGGCCGCATGCACAACGCGCTCGGTCTGATTCCCCTGCGAATCGGCAATGAATGCTGTGCGCAATCCGTAGATCAGCGAGGCGTTCGGCCCGCGCGAGATCGACTGAATGTACTGCCGGAATCGGCTCTTGCGCGCTTCCTCTGACTCGGCGTCGGCGCCATTGATGAATGGCGCAGCGTTTGTAGCGCTTACAAACCCAGTCGGAGGAGGGTTTGCAGAGAATTGGGTCAATGCCGGAATATTGCCAGCAAGCCCTGGCGAGGTAGCGACAACGGCGACGTCGGCAGTCGCCTGGCTAGGCGGGATCGTAACGTTCTGTAGCGACTGATATGTGACCCCACCAGCGGCCATGCTGAATACAGTCCCCACACCAATTACTACCGGGGTCGCCGATGGCTGGATCGTCACCGTGATTATCCCGCCCGCCGGCATCGCCGGCATGGCTGAGAAATCGAAGGATCCGTAAACCGCGACTGGGATCGCTTCTTTCAGTCCATTGAACATCTGCTGATACAGTTCATCGATCTCGGCCGCCGGCGCCTCTAGCATCGTACGCGCCACGCTGCCGACGTTGAAGTCGGTGATTTTGCGCTGCGAGGACCGCATCCAGTTGATCATCGATGCTGTGATCGATCGGAAATCTTTCAGCTGAAACAATTACGTCTCCTGCTATGGCGCCGCTTCTACGTGCACGGTCCGGCCGGAAATCGGTTGAGCCTCGACGCTCACGCTGATCTTGTCTCCGACTACCTCGGCGGTCGCCTGTGTTACGGACGATATCCGCGGATCCGCCTGGATCGCCGACTTCGCGTACTCGGCCGCGAGCAGAGCCGAGGTGGGCCCGTTCACCGCGCCGATCAGACGGCGGACAAAGGATCCGTAATTGCCGTGATAGACCAGTTCGCCTCGATCGGTTTCGACGCGATGCTTCAGCGCTTGGCGCAAATTCGCTCGGCCGGATACCAGCGCGAAATCACCATCCTCCGCCTCGAGATGGCCTTTGGATAGATCAATATCGATCTCGAAAACGCGATCAGGATCCGCAGTCGTGGATATGATCCTGGTCGGTGCAGGTACCAGGATCTGGGCGCCATAGGCGAGGACGCCAGGAGACGGAGCCTCGGCGACGTAGGGAGGCACAAGGCTGTTGTAAGCGATTAGCTCCACCCACCTGGATGCATCGCCGAGCTCGCGCGCTGCGATGGCTCGTAGCGTGTCGCCGTGCTGGATGTCGACGTACCGATATCCGGTCAGCGGCTTGTCGAAGATGACGCTCATGAGAACGCCATCCCATTGGCAATCGACCCGGCCGCAGTACCCAACTGGCCAATACTAAGCGGCGAGAGCACGATGTCCGATGTCGCTAGCTGCTGCAGTCCCTGCTGCGCCTGAGCGCTTACTGATACTGGTGGCACGCCTAGCGTGGGGGATACGTAGTACCAGGGGTTCACCCCTGACAGTGGGCTTCGCGGGCGCCCGCCGCTGGTGGACGAGCAGTTGGATGCACCAAACAGCGGCGAATAGTCTGGATAGAACATCTGTTGGCCGACTGCGTTGCGCAGCAAGCAGAAGATGTTGGAGTAGGCCCCAGATACCTGCATAAGCCTGACCTTGACGTGGCTTGGGATCCCCTTTACCGCGGCAGCGGTCCGGAACAGGTTCAATCCTGCTTGAGACACCATCCTGGCGATGCTAATCAACGACTCTGCTATCGCATCGCCAGCAGCGATAACAGTTGTCACGCTGTTGTACAGGCGCGCGGTTTGCCTCATGAACTCAGCGACCGGCTGCGCGATTGTTCCGTCGATGAAGTCCTTAGCTTCGTTCGCGAACCGTGTCAGTTTAGAAATAGACTCCGACAGACTGTCCAGTACGGACATCGACGGGAGGCGAGAGGCTTCGCTGGTGACCTCGTTTTTACTGACATCTCTCCCCAAATCCCAGTCCAGAACGGTCATCGCGATCTGGTACTGCAGCAGGAGAGGGCGCGACTTAGACCGGCGTAGCGTGAAGGTCATCGGCACGACGATTGCTGCGTAGCCATTTAGCTTGTCGGCGAAGATCAGCTTGATCTTATCTGGATTGTGGCCCGCGCCGACGGCATTGGCCCGACGGGTGTGCCACTCGTCAAATACCTGACTCTTGAGCTTTTTAAAGCGCTCAAAGCCATCCATTGGCAACGGCTGCTTGTCCTGCCCCCAGCCGGTGTGTCCGCTGACATTGATCGTTGTAACACCCGCGCCAAAGCTGTCCGCCCAGACGGTCTGTCCAAGGGTCTGCTGAGTAGTGACGCGGGAAGGGTCGTTCCGGGTCAGTTCTTCGGGACGGACGTATAGAGTGACCTCCCGATCGCCGGTAATCTGGTCCGTGGCCAGGGTGTCGTCCACCAGAATGAACGAAATCGGGCAGTGCTCAGCCTTCTGTGAGGACGGCGCATCGGGATTTCTGGTTGGATAGCCGGTAACCATGACGCGAGGGTAACGTCACGACAATCATCCCTCGCGGACCGTATTTGCGAGCAGGCACTTGTATCAAATTTGATAATCATGATACGCTCACAAAAATGCGCTTGACATCGGTCGGGCGCAGGGCATACAGTTGCGCCGTGGAGCGTAGAAACTCCGAGACTGGCGGAATCCGCACCCGAAAGACTTGCGGATTTTTTGTGCCCGACGACAGGTCAATGTCGGGAGGGCGACGGATACAAGACCGGGAAACCGGAAAGAAGTCCGCCCACCAGTCTGGGTTTCTAACCTCCCGACACCTCGGAGCGATGCGTAGAAACGTCTCTCCGAGCCGAAGAAACTCGACTGGGAGAACGCCATGTTCAAGATCGTCTCGCCTACCGGCCCCGTTGCGACCTTTTCCTTTTCGACCGCGCAGCAGTTGCGCGTCATCACTGTTGATGGCGAACCATGGTTCGTTGCCGCAGACGTATGCAATGCACTGAACCTCGAGAACGTTACCAAGGCGCTGCTCAGACTGGACGGTGACGAACGAGCCCTGATTTCAATTCAGGGCATCTCTCGCGGCAACGACCAAGTCAATATCATCAACGAATCCGGCCTCTACAGTCTGATCCTCGGCAGCCGCAAGCCCGAAGCAAAGCGCTTCAAGAAATGGGTGACCAGTGAAGTCCTGCCCTCGATCCGCAAGACAGGCACCTACAGCGTCCGCCCGATCCCGCCCCGTCAAGAAACTCGACAGTTGCAGGGTCCGGTAGTCTCAGTCCTACAATACGGCGAGCAGGGCATACGTATCGTTCACCGGGAAGACGGCATCTGGGTCTCCGCGCGCGATGCTGTACCCGCCATGGGATATAGGGGAGGCGTGACTTTGATCACCCAGCGGCTGCCGCGCGGCGAGGCTCAGACAATTGACGTCGGTCCGCATGCGTCAGTAGCCAGAAAATTGATCGTACTCAATGGCGCCGGCATCTCGCGACTGGCAAACCGGGGGACGAAGCCGACCGCGAGAGCCTTTGCCGACTGGCTGTCCGACGCCCTGGCGTCCGGCGGGATGGAGATGGCCGCAGGACCAGTAACCACGCAGCGGTTACCACTTCGGCGGGCGTCGGCGCTGCCAACCAAGCTGACCGCAGCGCGGCCCTCGATGACCGAGCGGTTCCAGATTGATCAGAAGGCGAAGATGCGGGCCGAGGCACAGACGGCCAAGGTCATGCTTCGCGAAATCGAAGCGTCCAACCGGCGCAGCAACGAGGTCACCGGAGACTATGACGTGCTCGCGGCCGCAGCGATCCTCAAGAGCGCAATTCTGAACACGCAGAATCTTCACGGCCTCGCGATGGGCCTGGCCGACTACCTCTGCATGGCGCTCGAAGGGTCACAGCCGGATCTTGATGAATGGGAAGTGCTGGATGAGATTCACATTCCGAGGGATAGAAAACAAGCACCCAGTATCGAGGCGCTGTTTTGATGAAGTAATCATTCCTTCACTGAAGTGCTTCCTGTTTGTGCCCCTTCCTGAAACTAAGGGGTTCGATGGGAAGCCTTTGGGAGACTCGTACTTTGATCTTTCTTCTTGGGTGTACCGTGATCGAGCTGATGCGAAAGATCGATTGATGGGCTTCTGTGCTGACTATGCCGTCATGGAGGTGATTCAAGAGCTTTGCAGAACATATGCGCGTCTTGTTAATGCTACGAATAAAGGTTCCGAGTTCGCGGAATTTGTCAGCAACAAAAGACAGTGCGGACAGTGCAATGCAATTCTTGGTAACCGCGTTGAGGTTTGCTACTTGATCGAGAAGTTCAAGCGAGGGAGGCCTGAGTTTCCTCACGAGGTTTATCTTGAAGATTCAGCCGACTGGTGTACCGGCCCGTTCCTACGTTTCGATCTTCCGAGCAGAAGAGGGGATGACCCTGATTTGCACAAATGGCTACAGGACAAATTGCGATGAAAAACTGCGAGTTAATTGCCGCGGTAGTAATCTCGATGGTTGCATTCACCATGTCCGGCTGCGAGAAGCTGTCCGATGTATCAGCGATAGCGGAACAGAAAAATCACGAAACCACTTTCCAGGAAGAATCCAACATTTCTGAGCAACCTCGGCATAGTGGCATCTTCGGAATCGTGTACCGTCCGAACATGGCGTTTGCTGTTAGCGATGAATCAACAAAGATATGTGCTGAAGATGGCTGGAAGGACGCTTACGGCTTCATAAGTGGGGAGCGTGACCCTCTCCCTATGTGCTGGATGATGTCAAAGAGGACGCAGGGGGTCGTCTATCTTTGCATGGTTGAAAATAATCGGATCAGGGAGTCTGCATATACTTGCAGGGAATTTCCAGAGTACGCATTTGTCGCGCCGTCGGAGAGCGTTACTGAGGCAGACCCGTGTCGCTTCCGCCGCTTTGCACGCCTGGATGTGTGTGGCCCTGCAGGCTGATGTCGTCTGCAATGATATCGCCCGTGGCGGCGATTTCCCCGTCGACAGATAGGTCGCCGTTGATCGTGGTCGACTGCGCGGTAATTGTAACTTCGCCGCCAGACTGAACTGTCAGGTCGCCTTCGTGCACGATGTCGATATTTCCATTGGGATCGATGTTCACGCTCGCCTTGACCTGCCCGCCGTTCGCCACGGTCACTTGCACATGGACCTGCTTATCGGCATTCTTGGTGACGGCCCATTTCTTGTCGTAGTCGGTTCCGGACAGATCCTCGTGCGCAGCCGACGTTGCGATCCGCAGGAACGTCCCGCTTGGGTGCGATATCTCGGTGTTCCCGTCCGCGTCGATGGACGTATACACATCGGACGCGTGCCGCATGATGCGGCGGTTCTTTTCCTGGAATGATATCTGGTTCTCCTGTGGTAGAAGGAACCCGATGCACACTGGCTGACGCCGGTGTACAGCAATGATTGCTCGCATGTGCCGCTCAGGCGAACTTGTGAAATCCCATCGAGATTCGCCCAATCCCAGGCCGATGTCCGGCAGATCTACAATGCCGGTACTGTCACTCCCGGTCGGGACCATGACCTGCACGTTACTCAGCCTGGATCCGTCCTCGAGCAGGACATCGATTGAATTCCCTTCTGGGTACGTCGCCACCACGAACCCTATCTCAATCGAATTCGCGATCATGACTGGTCCGCCAGTTCAGACCAGTACGGAGATGCGACGCCGCTTTCTTGCTTAGACCGATCAATGAAGCCAGTTCCACGCTCAAAGTTCACACTTGTTTGATAGGTTTGGAACGGCACAAAGTCATGAGCGACCGACACGCAGTAGTACATCGATTCCATGTTCCCGTTCTTCATTCTCAGGTATGTCCCAGCCCTGACCGACTCGTTACCCTTGAGCTTCATTGAGCCGCTTTCAAATATTACATTGTCGCGATTCATCGCTATGAGGGACTTTCTCCTTGAATCGATCCAGTTGATAGCATTGGACTGTTCTGCGTCTCTTTCTGGACTCGCAGGCGTTCCATTGCCGTGATATCGCTGATTACTTCCCCATTGCTGGGTCGAATGAGTCATCTTCCTCATACCGTATAATCTGGGATCAATATTGCCGTAGTTCTGCACGTAGAATGAATTCGGATCGCCGTGATATGCCATTGCTCTTGGGAATGGTCCGTAGGCGAGCGTTAAAAGGGGAGCGTCAACCCAGAAATAGTTAGCGACGTTCGAGTCGGTCCTCGATGCATCGAGCATTACCACGTCGCTTCTAGTGATGCTCGTGATTGCCGGCATGGTAGCGCCGGGCTGTATCAGAGCGCCGTCTCCGGCCGAAAGGAACGGATTATGGCGGTACACAACAGTAGGGCCATCTTCTAGATCATCAATAAATAACTCATTCCATGCCCCGATATCGCAGTACTCGTTCAAGAGGGCATATATTGTCCCGCTGATATATCCGCCGATGCCGTATGGAGCCACGTTCCCATCGCGGATCTGAACTCCGCTGGTTCTGAGTGTTGTTACTGGAGATTGATGTTCTCCTGCCAGCGCGCCCATACTCGTAAGGAACGGGTTAAGTATCCGCTCAACAATTTCCTTCACCAGTTGGCCCGCCGGCATGGTGTTGAATGTGAGACCAAACCTCCGGAAGAAAGGAAAGTCCAGTATGAGATTCCACCCTTCAGGCGCGTTCGGCAACGAGAATATCTGATAAATCTGCCAGATCTTCCCGTAGTCCTGGCCGCTGATGGTGATCTTTCGGACCGGCTTTCCGTCTGCCTGCACCGCCTGGGTGCGCCGCACCTCCGAGACAAAACCACGCATCATAATGGGTAGCTGCTCGACGGACTTGTACGCATCGCCGGTCATGCGGATCTCGATCACGTCCATTGGCTCAATGAGCCCGTAGAGCGAGTCTTGCGCGGCGTCGTTCACCTGGTCGGTCAACGTGATTGAGAAGGCACCAGCAGGCTCACGGACCGACTTGCGGACATGCACGCTGCCATGCTCGCCAAGGTACGGGCTCAATTCGACCTCTCGTTGCTGACCCTGGAATCGAGCCGACACAGGGACTCGGCCATCGATTGTTGATCGGCCGATGTTCTTCCTGAGCTTGAGCGAGATGCCTGGTTGACGAACGGTGATTTTCATTATCTGCTACCGGATCCTTTCGGGATCGATACATTTTCGCTGGACTGATTGGTGATCATAGTTGTCTTTCCGTCCGGTCCGTTTAAGTTAACCGTGCTCGTTGACTCGACGCGTATGACTTGAGTCTCAGGATGACCATGTTTCGCTGCATGTTCCGCGTCTGGTGATATTAAGGTCATTCCGTCAGAGCCCGCAGTAACGTAACCTTTTGAGATTAGATCGCTTCTAAGTTTGCTTATTTCGGCATTCTGACTAACGAAATCTGCACGATGCTTCTCATTCAGATCCATCCCTTCTCTCATAGACCTTGAAACTTCAGGGGTAAAAAGCCTAGTACCGAGTCTGCGAACCTCTGAATTCGACTTGTCGCTCAATGCGGCATTACGAATCTCCTTTTCCTTTGCGTCATAATATTGCAGTCCTGCGGCCAGTTCAGACTCGCCTAGTGCCTTCATGTCTGCCTGGCGAATTTTTAGGACCTTCTGTGCGAGCGTTGCCTCCCCGTACCCAAGCTGAACCAGCATGGCGTCACGCATATCGTTCAGTGGCCGGATGAGCTTATTGCCGGCCTCGGTCATGGCGCTTTCAACCTTGGCGACGCCATCCCTTAATTGCTTCCCCTCGGTTTGTTCTTGATCTTTGATTGCTGCAATTTCTGCTAGAGCGAGACGAAACATTTCAGTATCGCCAGAATTCTTGGCTACCTGTAGCCTTTCTCTTTCCTTACTGTTGAGCGCGCCAGAGCCGCCGCGCCGGATCATGGTCCCAAATATTGAGTCAAGCTTAGACTTGTCGGCATCTCCGATTTCCGCGAGGGTCTGCAACCCAGACTCATTGATGCTGTTCAGGTCGATATTAGCGCCCTGCAGCAACTTGAGCAGACCACCGCCCTGCTGACCACTCATACCCAGCAAAGCGGCGCCGTGCTGCAGGGATCCAACCCCATGGAGGTTTTTGGCCAACTCCATTTGGATCCACTTGTCGCCGGTTACGGACTTGATGTACGAGTTGACCGCCTCGAAGTTCGATACGTCCGCGCCCTTACCGCTCTCGAACGGGTTCTTCTCCCAGCCCATGTACTTGCCGATCGCGCTGTCAGGACCGAAGGTGCTTCGCCGTGTGGCGAACAGACCACCCTGGGCGAGGGCGGCCGCCTGGATCGGGTTCATGCTTCCATGCCGGTTGAGCGCCGCCAGCGTGAACGCCATCCCGGCCTCGCCGGCGTTACCGCCCATCTGCATCATGGAGGCGTTGGCGGCGCCGAGCATTGAGGTGGCGGCCTCGCTGGTCATGCCCGGCATCCTGGATCCGACCAGGTCGGCATAAGCGCCCGCGTAGGCGTTCATGTTCGGCGCGGACAGGCTCATCCTGGTGGAGTGCGCGAAGAACGACTGCATAGACTGCATGACCTCGTCGACCCTCGACGTCATGCCGGAACGCTGGCTTGCCTCGGCGATGAGCAGGGCGAGCTCACGGTTGTTCTGCTTCGGGTCGATGTGCCGCATGCCCGCGAAAAATTGGACGCTCTCTCGAGGATCCATGCCATAGGCGCGCGCCGCCCTGCCCGACGTGATCGTCGACTGCATAAGCGATTCTTCTGTCTTGTCGGCGCCGCGACTGAGTTTGGAAAACTCTTCCATGAGCTTCGCTGACTCTTTCGAGTTCACGCCGAATGAGAACGCTACGCCCTGACTGGCTGATTTCAGCGCCTCAAAGCTGGTCCCCAGGTCGCCCATCTGTCGCTTGAGGCTGTCCAGGGTCATGGCGCGTTCTTTCGCCATGCCGTAGCCTTCCGTGAGCCCTTGGCCTGCCTTCAGGGCACCGAAGGCCAGCGCACCGATGCCCAGGCCGCGCAGCAGCCCGATACCCGCACCAACGCCACCTCCGGCATGACCGCCTGCGTACGCGCCTCTCGTTGCGTACCCGCCGATCGTAGCGAAGCCTCCGCCGACGCCGCCCATGAAGCTGCGCCCGACGTCCAGAATGTCCGGCTCGTGGGTATACGCCCCCCGTCGACGAACGCGCCGGCCACGCGTTCCTGCCGGGGTCGGGTCTGGAACCTCAGCAGATGGAGGCGTGGCCGGCGCGGTAGGCTGGGGGAGGGTAGGGACGACGCCAAGATTGCCAGCACCGGCCGCACCAGTGCGACGCCGGAAGTCGGCCATCATCTGCTCGGCTTTCGCTAGGTCGCGCTTCAACGCTTCAAGATCAATCGGATTCCACTTGGTCCGATTGACCTTATCGATCGTCTTACCGACATCTTCGACCGCCTTCTGGACGGATTTGACGTCGGCGGAGATAGGGATCTTCACGTCGCTCATAGCTTCACTTCTTCCCAGTCTCCGGATTCCATGTCGCGCTTCACTTGCTCAAGGTCGAAGTCGTCGTCCTCAACCTCCTCTGTGCCGCCCTTGCCGTCGGCGTAGAAGTGCGCCCAGTAATCCGTCACGATCTCCTCGAGAGTCGCGTTCAGGTAACGAGGATCAGTCGGCGGAAGGTTGTACCTCTTCCTGAAGGACATCTCGTACGTCCCCGCCAGGTCCTTCCCTTTCTGCTTGCACTCTCGATGAAGATTTTCGGCGAAAAGACAACTCCTTTTCACGAAGGGCGGTGAACACCTTCATGATTTGCTCTTCCGGGTCTTCATCGGACAGCGGATCCATCTCATCGAGAGACCAGCCCTCGGGGCCAGAGACCATGAGCGTCTTGATTGTGGCGTAGCCAAGTGCGGAGATGTCGACCATGGCGCCATCTTCATCGTAGTTTCCATTCGTCAGTTCGCCGTAATCTCCGCGGATCCGGTAGGTATCCCGCATCGTTCGGCGGGCGAAAATGAATCTACCTATGCCATCGACGTCGATCGAAAAGTCGCTCGAGTTGGGTTTCCGGGCCATCATTCCTCCATATTGTTGGTTGCGGGAGCTGGACTTGCACCAGCGACCTTCGCGTTATGAGCGCGACGAGATGCTGCTTCTCTATCCCGCAAACTGATTAAACGCCTACGCCAACACCGCTCACGTCGAGCGCGTTGAACATGCCAGACTGCATGATGATCGTATGCTTCGAGACATCCAGGTCGCCGGACGCATAGGAGCAGCCGATGTACTTACGCAGCAAGCTGCCGTCATCTTTGCTGTATACCTCGATGTCGAACACGATTCCCTGCAGTACGGCATCGCCATTCTCCATCGCGATCCCCGCATCCAGCATAGCGCCACGATTCAGGACCATGGCGCTGACACTCAGGGAGTGACGCGCCATAGTTGGTACGTACTCCAAAACATGAATGTCGCCGATTCCAGAGGCTGGCTCAGGTCCGTAGTCGTCACTCATCCGAACTGACTGGACCAGGCCAATCCGTTTCCCGTCGAATGCAACCTCGATCCGGTTACCAGAGCGGGTTCTGAGATTTCGAGAAGCCATTCTGAATTACTCCTTTAGACCGAGACCGAACCGCTGAACGGCTGGGCGAAAATTGAAACTGGGATGTAATTGACTGGTATCACCGGCGAGCACTGGAACTCGATCCGCAGAACGTCTCCGTTGACAGAGACGCTGATGTTCTTGTAGGCCGGGTTATCGGTATTCCCGACGATGACTCCCGGGCCCTGCGGCTCAGGCCTGGCCAGCTCGCGCAAGACGGAGTCTGTGATGCTTGCGGCACGCGCCATGGTTGTCTGCGCAGACTTCTCGCCGCGCAGGACATCGACTGCGGTACGAACGCTGCGAGATACGAAGTCCACGGCAGCGCCGGCGGAAACCTCAACGCGGTTAAAGTTGGAGTTCGCCAACCACGTGGTGATCGACTTGACCACCTTGTATCCGGCCGACGTGCTCTCGATGCAGAAGACGCCGCCCTGAATCAGCAGGTCGGTGTCGGTCGGGTTGCGCAGGTTCCGCTCGAGCCCGCGTACCTTGATGCTCTTGTTCGTGAGCGAAGTCCCGGGGTTCACGCCGCTGAAGGCGCCGGCAATCAGTGCGGCCAGGATGTACGGCGGGTGCAGGGCCAGGCGACCAGACGCGTCGTAGTCATAGAACCCGATGTGGATCAAGGATGTGCGGTCGCTAGCTAGATTGCGCGCCGCCTGAATAGCATCAGTATCCGACGTTCCAAGAGACGTCCCGACGATGCCTCGGCGCTCGGCGCGTGCGACCGTCGACATGAACGCGCAATGAGCGTCGTTCATTGCGTGCACCGCAGGATTGCCGGTTACCGGGCAAACCCACTGAACGTCCTCGGTCTGGAGCGTGGTGTAAGCATTGCTCCATTCCGAGTTTGTGACGACGCCATCTGATGCACCGGACATGTAAGCGAAGCCGATGTTCGCAGGCGGATCGCCCGCGCCAGCGGCGCGCGTGGCGTTCACGTATCCCTCAGCGGTGTCATTCATCCAGTCAATCACCGCCTGAAGATCTGCCCGAACAATGTAATCGCCAGAATGCACATCGACCGAGTTAACGAAATCGAGGCCATTAAGGGCGGTTCGGCCCCCATTTCCATCGAGGACGGACGCAGAGAATCCGCTTACGGCGTTAATTCTGTCGACCACCTGCAGAACGGTGCGATAGATGCTCAGATCGATCGTATCGACCATATTTCCAGAAGGCGCCTGGAGAATGATCTGGTTGTCCGTGACAGTCATCGTTGCCGAAAGCTGCTGTCCAGAATACCGAATCATGAATGCACGACGCGCGATGTCGTCCTGGGCGAAGAAGTCATTGTCGAACTGCGTGGTCACCTTCTTGCCTGAGTTCGTTCCACTCTCGACCTTGACCTTGATCTGGTTCGTGTATGCACCATAGTCGGTCGATTCCAGATGGATCGCGTCATTGGATGCCTGATCGAGCAACGTGAGGGTTGATCTCGTAGCGGGGTTGACGCGAACCGCGACTACGGTCGAAGGTCCATTGGTTTGAGCGCTGGGATCGAAGGCCTTGAGCACCGCGGTCAAAAGATCCCCTCCACGAAGCGCAGAAATCGCCTCAGAGGGGCTTCCGAATCGCAGTGCAGTGTTTGGCTGCCCACCCACCGACGGCCCAATCAGTGCAACCGTGTTGCCCACTGAAAGGTTCTGGTTCGCCAGCGCAGAATCGTCGACCACGGACATGGTCGCCGGCGATACAAACAGTCGTCCGTTGAAGAATACGGCCATGTTTTTCGTCCTCAGACAGGCTTGTTAGCGAATGCGTTGTATCGAGTGCGGAAAGCGGATGCGGTGTCCTTGATCCGGCCCGACAGCTGCTCCGAATAGTTGAACGCGGCGATCATCTCGACACGCCGGTCCGATCCAGAAAGGAGAATGCAGAATTCCTGCAACGTGGTCATTTCCGGATCCTTGATCTCGATTTCGATATCAGGGACGCTGTTTTTAGCCATTTCGGACCTCAAATGTTTGTCGTAATGACGGTGTTCACGTCGGTGATTTGACCGACCCGACTGGAAACCACGATTGGTGCCTGGCAGGTAACCGTCGACATGACCTGGTAGACAGGTGTGTTGTATGAGGTGAAGTCCTCAATGTCCTGCTGCTGCAGTCCGATCTCGATCATGCCGTTGGCGTCGAACACAGGCAGGTTAGCGACGATGATTCGTCGCAGCGCCTTACGAAGTTCGATTCGCTCGTCCGGATTCAGGGCCCAGCCGATTACCGTGAGCTGAACTTTTGCGAGCCAACCTTCGGACTCGCGCCACATTTCATCCTCAAGGTCGTCAACATCTACGAGTTCGCCCAGCCCCCTCGATCCATCCGATTCGGACTGAAGGTGCACGGTAACGACCGGCCATCGGGTTTCTTCGTAGACAGGAGGAGCCGTATAGACTGGGATGGACCCGCTATCGTGTTTGAGTATTCCGCGGTCCGCTTCGACACGTAGGCCCGCTGAAATTCGATCGCGAAATACCGTTAGCGCGTCGGTGCTTCGGTCCTCATAGGAGGCGATGGGGGTGCAAACGCTTGGCGAGCCTCGAGCGACCAACTCTCCATTCATGAAGGCATACAGCTGATAATGGTATTCCTGACCGTTGATCAGCCCAGCGGTATCAACAATGCTGTCTCCGTTGGATATGTCGTCATAGACAACAATCGCGTCTTCGTCACCTTCGGCCCCAACGAACGCATCATCAACGCGGCGTAGGATGCGAATCCTGGACCAATTCACATCCGAACTGACGATGATCCTGACGGCATTCCCGACCGCCAGTGGCTGGGTCATTTTGATCATGACCATGATTCTGATGTCACGACGCGATCGTGATGGAATAATCAAGCCATGGCCGAATTCAGGATCTCCGTCGACCTGTCCGCCGTCATCGAGGAGGCGGGCAATATCGTGAATGAGCGGGTGTTTCCGATGCTATCGCAGGCGGTGCGAGCGGTGGCGGAGCAAACGACGTCGAACTGGATCGAGGCCGTGCAGCGGGCAAAGCTATGGAGCGGGGAGAAGGACGCCTATTCCGCATCAATAAAATGGCAGGAGACCGGGCCGTTCTCGGCCCTGGTTTGGTCAGACTATAAGCACGCCGAAGAGATCGAGAAAGGCCGTCCGGCTCGAGACCTCAAGCAGTACCTGCAAACAAGCCAGAAAGTACGCCAGTCGGCCGCTGGCCGGCGGTATCTGATCATCCCATTCCGGCACAACACGCCAGGATCTGATGGCATGGCGAGTCCGATGCCAGAATCCGTGTACAAAGTTGCAAAAACACTTGCGCCGTCGCGTATTGTCGGGAAGGGGAAGCGACAATCTGGCCAATTTGTGCCGAAGGGCGGCATCCCGCTAATGGTCCCACAGAACCGATACCGGTGGGGCGAGAGCTTGCCATCCGGTCACGGGAGGAAGCTTCGATCGCATCACGCGACCGATAGGTACGCAGGCATGTACCGGTTCTCCACCACGACGCCTGGCGGAAAACGATACTCGACTTATCTGACCTTCCGCGTCATGGCCGAGGGTCAGCAGGGATGGATCATTCCGCCGGCGGCGGGACTTCACCTTGCAGAGGGAGTGGTTAAAGAGATGGCGCCGCTTGCAGAGAAGGTCTTCAGTGAAGCCATCCGCCGCGAACTTGGAGCCTAGCGCCCGAACAAGTCGAACTGGCGAGCCACAACACGCCGCGGCAGACGCGCCCCATGGTGCATCATCCTGTCGGAAGGGAAGGGTCCCCATATGAAATATTCGGAGCAGCGGGTACCGTCGACGCTGTACTGCCGTCCTGCAGGCGGACCACCAACGCTCCATGACAGCGTTCCATTCTCCGCCAGGTCGGGCAAAGGACCTTCCACGATCGCATCACCATCGATCCAGAACACACGATCGATCTTCTTGATGTGCCCATGGATCCGATCGTTCTGACCGCGCACGAGCGGCAGTGAGAAATTGTCGGTACTGTTCAGCATGACGAGACGATCGAACTGGCCCATTTCGTACAGCGGCGAGGACTCGGGGATTGTCAGTACGACGTCACCACCCTGGTAGAGACCGAACTGAGCCCATTCAAGCTGCGTCTTCTGTCCGGCAACGCCAGCGGATCCGGGCACTGCCGGGGCCCATATCACCCGTTTGCCGTGGCAGTGCGGGCAATCTTGTCGTGCCGCGCCGGAATGAGGGTTCGTGCATGGGCAGGTCGATGACTTCCGCCACGTGAAGGACTGGCCCAACTTATTCAGGTGCCGATTGAACCGCGCGGGACTGAGATACATCTTACGACCCCAGGTAGCCCATACGGATGCCGTGAATAGCGGTGACAAGCCCGCCGTTGGCGCCCTTCGGACCGTTCAATATCGAGTCTATTGTGTCACGGTACTGGTTCATGTCCTTGCTCATAGACTCTGACAGTCCGTCAGCGCTGATTGAACCGGATTGCGGCGCGAATGAATCCTCGATAACTTTAAGAACGGCGGTCTTCTTCACCACGTCCAGGAGATCCGGGTACAACTTTCCAGCATCTTCCAGGCCGGCCGTATAGGTCACCTCGAAGGCGAATGGAATCGTCCGCCCGCCACCAAGCGCCTGCATGATAAATGCATTCAGTGGTGCAACGAACGGCGAGCTCGCCGGCACAAAACGGATGTGGCCGTACTTGCGATCCATGCGCAGCCAGTCGCCTGGTATCTCATAGAATCCATGCGTTGGGGCAGGGTAGACGAACATGACTCGCTCAACGCTGATGATCGGCTTCTGTCGAGTGACCAGGAACCCCCACTTTTCTCCGCGGAAGAATTCCGGGTCATAGTCGTATGCCGGATCGATCGCCCAAGGCATACCGTTCAGGTCTGCGACCTGCTCGGGTGTCGGGGTGTTCGGGAAGAATCGGGTCGGCGCCAGTGGAACGCGTAGTTCGTGAGAAATGAACGATTCAGCGGCGAGAACTTTCTGCCACATGTAATCATCCGTCAGATCCACGGTACCGCCGAAGTTCTGCGCCATCAAGGTAAGCCGGTCTTGCCGCAGTTCATCGATGACAATGTCCTTGATGAACAGCGCCGAACGATCCGGCGTGCTGAGATCCTGGACATCCAGCTTGAAGCGCTTGATCCAGCCCGGGCCTATGATGGCCAGGATGGCGGATGGCTTTGGCAGTGACGCGGTCTCTCCGGAGGACAGCGGGACGGCGACAATGCCATTGTTCCAGTCTGCGCCAATGGCGTCATGGGCGGCCGGTACTGCATTAAACAGGGGAGTGGACCCGTCCTCAGACAGTAGATGTGCCCGGACCTGAGCGGTCGATGGAATGGGTACGACTTTGCCGTTGACGCGGATGGCTACGGTGACTCGAGCGTCCTGTCCAGCAATGATCGTGGTCATTCGTGGTCCTCATAAAACAAAGCCGCCGCACGGGGTCCGGGCGGCGGCTTCACGGCGAGAGCCGCCGAGCGATCAGTACCGATCTTCCAGACCTTTGATGTCGCTCGAGGACACGCCGTGGTCGGTGACGTAGTCGCTGTCGGTCACTGCGTTGTCGGCATCCAGCTTGGCGAGCGCGCCATTGAGACCCGTCGCGAGCGCATTGACCTTTTGGATCAGTTCCGCCAGGAGGTCTCCCAGCTTGACGTCAGCAGCCGCCGGCATGCACCGATTCAGTTGATCCTGGGCGGATCCGGACGTATTGATGTTTGACATGATGTCCCTCGTTCAGTTCAGTAGAGCGGATCCTGATCGCCATACGTATCATCGCTGGATGCGGTGCTACCGTCTCCGTCGATGTGTCCGCCATCACCGGGTGGCTCATCGGCCTGCTCTGCAATTTTCGGCGGACGTCCGCGCTTTTTCGGGGCACCGTCCTTCTCAACGGGATGAAACCCGGTTACCGACAGGAAAAACGCGGACTGCTCGTCGCTGATCTCCTCAGAGATCATCCCGTCCTTGTGCTTCACGAATCGAACATCGCTGATCAACTCAGAGGCATTTTCGATCGTGCAAAGAACCTTTGCCATGTGTGCGCTCCATCTGATGGGAGGCGCCATGTGACGCCTCCCATGTTTACGTAATGAATATCAGCCGAACGGCTTCCATGCGGAGTTGTTCGGGATGATGTTCTTGATGACCACGTGCTGCTTGCGCTTGGTGATCCGCAGATAGCCGAACAGCAGCTGTGCCCACGGCACCACGGCGCTTACCGTCGGGTACAGCGGGAACTTCAGCATCGGCAGCAGCTGACGCCAGTTGATCGCGTCGGCACCGGGCAGCATGTTCAGGATGTACGCCTTCGACGACCCGGGGATGTCCTCGTTTCGATCGATGAACGTCGTCGTTCCGCCGGCCGTTTTCGGAATACGCTTGATCAGGCGGAAGTCCGCCGCGGTATTGCCGCCGTTCTTCGCAGAACGATAGACCGCATACCCCGTCTCTGCATTGCCGCCAGACGCGGTAATGGTCAGAGTGACCTGGTTTCCTGCAGGAACAGTCTGCTGCGAGCTGACCACACCCGTAGACTGACCTGCGGCGTTCAGGCCGGTAACCATGTAGTAGTACAGACCGTCATGGTTGGTCTCAAACTTGGAGGCAGCGTTCTGCGCCGGAGCGGCTGCGAGAGTCGGCTTCATCGCATCATTCGCCGTTGCAACGAGCGGGTGCAAGAGCTGAAACGGAACCAGCTGATCTTGGTCGCGGATGAACACGTCGGGCATGTTCGCGATGTTGCCGTGAGACGTACGGATGCCGGCCACCGGTGCGCCGATCTGAATACCACCGCCAGGAACATCGGCCAGCGGGACGCGGAATGCAGGATCCAGGCTCGTGTCAAGATCCGCCTGCGTGCCCAGGCTGCAGAAGAAATCGGTCGGTGTACCGAAGTTGCCGTAGCGAGCCACGGTCGCAGCCGCCTGGTTAAACAGGTTCACAGACGCCAGGGACTGACCTCGCGCGTCGATGATGTTGTCCTTATCGACCAGCCCATCAGAAACGCCCTTTGAGATCTGCGCGTAGATGCCGTCAAACTCGGTGGCGACAACGGCGCTGTCACCGTCGAACGACAGGAACTCAGCGTCCGTTAGCAGCTGGATGGCGCCGTTCTGCGCTTCCGTCGCTTCGATCGGTGCGATGTTGTTGCCAAGGGTTGCAACGAACGACACTTCCCGGCGGGTCATCATGTACTTGACCAAGCCGACCCGGCGATTGTACTGACCCTGAGCCGATGCGATCACGCCGGTTTCCGAGTTGGTCGAACCACCCAGGAAGCCTCCGACGCTGGACTGCTCCGTCCACTCGTCAACGGTTGCGCCGGCCTTCGCCTTCTGCAACGCATTGAACAAGCGAAAGTGCTTATTCTCCTGAATCGTCGCCTTCATCGTCTTATCCAGCGACTGAATTCGGAACGCACCACCGCCCTGCAGGTTTGCGACGTCCGTTCCGTAGCCCACGGTCAGTGCCTTCTGAAGCTCAGCGACCGCGTCCATGCCCATTTCACCGGTGGTCGAAGCGCCGCCGGCGAGCTGGGGAAGCAAATTTGGATCCAACATGCTCATTTCCCTCTGTGAAATACGACGTCGCTCAGGAGTTCACGACACGGTTGATGATCGACTCGGGTACGGGCGCACCACGATTCAGGTAGGACTCTGCAATGGCCAGGTCGCGACCGGTGATTCGGCCGGCTTCCATCGCCGACTCCGCCTTGACGAGGAACTGCTCACCCGTCATCCCTTGCGGCTCGGCCTTGGCGAGGGGCTTGCCTTTCTCGACGACCGACACGACCGTCTTGCGTCCGCGGCCTTCGGTCGATAGGCCGGCCACTTTTTCCTGGAGCGCCTTGATCGTCTGGCCGTGGCTCTTGAGCAGGCTCACCGCCGTCTCGAGCGCCTTGGCCATCGTTGCCTCGGTGTGATCCAGCCGACCGGTCAGCGACTTGACCAGGGCAGTGCCGTCGACTCCCTCGACCTCGGTGCCATCTTCCAACTTGAAGGTGAAAGACTTGCCCAGCGTCTCAGCGCCATCTTCGGTTTCGTCCTTGTCCACTGGCGTGTCAGGATCGTCGCCGCCGACGGCATCAACATCGACGCCACCGTCCTCGGCAGACGCCGCGATCTTCTTGTCATCGTCTTCTGGCCCGTCAGCGGGAAGCGCCTTGGCCATCACGTCCAGTTCATCCAAAAGCTTGTCGAATGCGCTCATGATTTGCTCCGTCGAGAAAGTCCTGTCTTTATGTCGCGCATGAAGCGCTCGACCCACTCGGCCGCCTCATCACGAGATAGGCCGAAATTCTTGGCGCAGTACTGCACGAGTTCCGCGGATCCGGGGTTATTGCCTACAGATCTGTCTCTCATGCGCTCTGCGAGCTTGTTTCTGAAATCGAAGTAGTTGGCCGTAGCCCCATCGAGGGACTGTTTACGCATGGCCGCGGCGCCGGCCAGATCAACAGAATCAGTGCCGTAGCCTGCGGTCAGCGTCTTGAAGATGAATCCGTTCAGCGACTTTGCGAAGGTGCCGATGGGCACCAGCGAGGCGACAGGTACAGTCCGATTGACGGGAGTTCGATCCAGCGCGATGTTGGACCAGCGCACCTTGTCTACCACCGCGACATTGGACTTCGTGTCAGGGTTGAACTGGATGCTCTTGCTGAGTACTGCGCCACCGACAGACGGATACCATCGAGATGCGGGGCGCTGCTTTGTGACCGAGTCCCACACCAAGTTCGCGTTCTTCGCCATGGGCGAGTCGCCGCGGTACAGTTCGGCTTTGACGAACGTCGATTTTCCGCCGACACGAACATCGACCGGCTTGCCGATCTCATATGTCATGTAATCCGGAATACCTTGCTTCGGTCCCAGTAGGGTGAAGTGGCTTAGATCGATATTGCCGTGGCGCTTGAAGTACTCGGCGGAATCTGTCAGAGCCTTCTGGAGAACGATTTCGTTCTGGTGATCGACATCCTCGTTGCTCGCTTCAAAGTACATGATGCGAGCGTCGCCCTCCGTTGCTGGAGTCGCCTTGAGCAGTCCGCCTACCGAGATAAACTCGGGGCAAGCATTTAGTAATGCCTGATCATCCATGCCGTGATCTTGCCGTCACGACCAAATTCAATTGAAAAAAAAGCGCCCGGTGGGGCACACCGGGCGCAAGTATTAAAGGGTCCGATGGGGAGGACTGACCCTTTAATGTGATCCGCCGGCAACTTGACGTGCCCGCGAGATCACTTGATGTAATAGCCCTCGCTCGTGAATAAGTTCCCGATACTTATCGGCGGACTCATAGCTAGATAGGATCCCGTGCACATCAAGCTCTTTGAGCTTCTCCTCAATCGATTCAAGCCTTGAAATCGCCGCGGTGAGGATCGACTTATCCATTCTTTTTCCTTGCTCCGCCATAGCGCCTAATTCAGAGATCTGGCGCTTTGCGGTATCCATGGTCTGATTCATCAAAATAGCCCTCGCTGCTCTTGATCAACCTGGCGCTGCTTCAAAAAGTAGGCGATACCGGTATCGTCCAACCCCTCAAAGGGCGTATTCATGAGTTCGCGCAGTCCGTATTTCTTTGCTAGCCGGTCCCGAGCTCGATGAATCTCCGGGTGGTCCTGGACGGCATCGATCAGTTCCACGTCGTTGGTCTGTCCGGTACGGAAGATCCGGCCCTGGCGCTGTGCGTGAACCATCGCTGTTTGAGGAGTATCTGCTTGATACAACCACTGACCGCGCTGGACGTTCATCCCCGTGGCACCGGCATCCGAAGCAATCAGAATGTCGGCCTGCGCCTCTCCGGACTCCGGCCGGAACATGAGCCGCTTGCGCTCTTTCTCCGCAGCCGAATCAGCGCCGGTGATTGTCACCACGCGGTGACCTTCCCTCGCCAGGCGGTCTGATATCACCTTCACGGCGTCCAGGGAGCGAGCGAACACAACCCCTGGCTTGCCCTTTCGCTCGGCCGCCTTCTTGACGATATCGTCCACGGTGGGATTGTCAGGATGGGACTGCAGGATCCGCATTACCGCGGAGTTTTTCACCAGGCCGAGGTGCTGCTGAACCTCCTTGGCGACGGACTCGACCTTGTCCTCTGGAACACCATCCAGTGCCGCCGGCCAGATCGCCCGAACGGCGTCGACATCGACCTTCCCCTGCATCCTTGCAATCCTGGCATTCGAAAAGTGCTTATCCAGGTCAGCGATTGCCGCCCGCTGCCCATCGGATAACGGGATGGTCTCCTTGATCCGGTGATCCTTGACGTCGGGATCTATTTTGCTCGGATAGACGTAGCGCGCCATTTCTCGGCGAAGAGCGTCCTTCGATGCCGTGGTGTCGGCACCGTAACGGCGCATGAATGCAGATCGGTCTTTGTACCGCTCCGGATCCATCTTCGACATCAGATCGTGGATCTCAGATGCGTCGTTTTTCACCGGATCCGCCGATGCCGTCATGTAGTACGGGGTGTGCGCGGACAGGGAGTCAACCACGTTGGCCAGGGCGCTGTTCTCCTTGCCCTTGCGGTTCAAGGTAGTCTGACCTTCGTCGACGGTCAGGTAGTCAAAGTTGATCCCCTCACGATCCATGATGCCGCGCATCCATGCCTTCCGATCCTCGGCCGGCATTGCATTCAGTCGATCGGACATCTCGGATTCCGGGATGCCCTCATGCTTTGCGCCCAAGTGCAGCATGTCGTCGCGGAACGATGCGTGCGTCATCACCGCAAAATGGTTCTCAGGATCCTTGTACGCAGCTATGCGGTCTTGTCGTCCGGCGCCAGGTTCGATGTGCCACTTGTACTTCCCGGGCTCGAGGTACCGAAGCGCTTCACCAGAAAATTGACCTTGGACGATGGAAGGCACAAGGAACAGGCCGCGATTTACCTTCCCCTTGGCGTGCAAATGACTGAACCCGGCCAATTGAAGCAAGCTTTTGCCGGATCCTGTGCCGAAGGCAGCAACAACACGCTTATTCGCCTCCAGCATCTTGATGAGACGCTGCCTCGGTGCATTCTTCCCGCCGCTCATCGTCGGCGCCCACAATCGCAGCGGCTGGCCGGGCTTAAAATTCCTGCCAACCTGGCCCATCATGCCGGCGATAGTCATCTCGGCCTGGTGGCCAATGGTGTGGCGTTCATCACCGCCAAGTTCGATTGGCGCATCAGCAGGAGCTTCCTCACTGGCGAAGAACCCCATCTGTGATTGCTCGAACGCCGCCTGCCGCTCTCGAGCGGCATCCATCTTCTCGGTCACGGAACCAGATGCATACCGGCCCTGCGATCGTTCCCGCAGCCCGTCAATCAAAGCGCGCTCACGCTGTAACCGAACCTCCCTGGCTTTCGGATCCGTGGCATCAAGATGATTGAGGTTGTTGCGAATCGTGGTCTTCCCAACCTTCAGAGGCGATGACGGATTGAGTTTGTTGTAGTTGTCGGCAAAAGCCTTCCCGACTCGGGATCGAATAAGGTCCTGGACGGCCTCATACGCACGTTCGTTACCGCGCATCGATTCGACATACTTCGGCCAGGTCAAAGACGATTCACTGACCTTCTCCTGGAGTTCATCTCTCTTCGATCGCCATTCCGACCAGGCTGGATTCTCCGTCGCCTCGCCGAACATGTCCGTTGTCTCACGCTCGGGCTCATTGTCTCCATGCCGCTCCAGTTCACGGCGCAGATCACCGGCCTCCGGGCTTTCCTTGGCGATGTGCTGGTGGAAAAACTCACGGATAGCCTTCTGGTCGTTCCGGTCTAGTTCCCCGACCTGCTTGTACGCCGCCGCTCCTTCTGGGGTGTCGGACAGAGCGCGATGAAGGGCGTCGACCGCCACCTTGTCGACCGCGAATTTCTGCCGATGAATCGGCGCACGGTCGCTACCTCGTGCCGCGACGAACTCGTCGGCGAACTTTTCAAATTGTCCCGACAGTTCCTCGGCTCGCCGCAATTTCCCATCTTCGCCCTTCAATGGTGCCACGGCATCAAGCGCTGCGCGGTAGTCGTCGACCCTGTCGCCAACCTGGCGCAGGAAATCAGCCGACTGAATATCGGCCACGATATCGGCGGGGGAGTCACCATCCGCAGCCCGGCCGCCGATGTAGTCTCGAAGGGACTGCTGCAGGTCCTCGCCGGGAGAAAAGGCCTCTGCCATCCGCGGCGCGACACCAGGCTTCACGTCAAGCGCCAGGTCTGGCCGGTTCGCCACGCCAAGGGGGAGCCAGCCGTCTTCATCGTGCGCGCCACCGATGATGTCAAGGTTGCGGCGGACCTGTGCCAGGTCCTCACGGTTCACCGGCTTGGACAGCCTGTCCATGCCATCGCCAGTCACCGTCAGGAACGCATTGGGCCCGACGTGGCTGATCGTGTAGTCGCCGCGCTGCAGTCCGATCGCTCGCACTTGGCGGACCGCGTCCTCGATACCGATTTGCCCGAGAGATACCTGGAATTCATCCGTCTTGCCGCGCTTCAGTGCGACCGCTAGGGCAGCGTTCGCTTCCATCTCGCCCAGGGCCCGACCGAGGATCTTCTGTGCGTCAGCGATCGCCCCCTTACGTCTGGCATTCAGCTCCTGAGCGACCTGCAAGTCTGCTGCGCTGGATGCCTCGCCGATCTCAACCTCTTTGGCCGCGTCCATCAGGTCGCGGGCCTGATTCATCGCCTCTTCGCTCATCTCCATGTAGTGATGGACGTGGAAGTCCTGGACCCCATCGGTTACCTGGTCGATCTCCTCCGTGGAAAGATCAGTATGCAGTCGCCGTGCGAGCACCTGAGCCGCCCCGGCTACTCCGAGAACGTCCACGACGCTGCGATCGACAAGCGCCTCGCCGCCAGCCGCAAGCGCCAGCGCATTGACGCTGTTGTAGGCGCCTGTTGCGATGTGAGCCCCAAGTCCTGCCTCAGCATCTGGCCCGCCGATACGACGGAACTCGGACAAGAATGCCTGGGTCTGGATCGTGCGCAGATCGTTGGCCAAGTCGTCCATGACTTTGGAGTCAAGATCGGGATCAGCCGTGTACTCCAGTACATAAGCCTTGGGCTCAGTGGCAGAGCGATCAATCTCGCCAGCGGCTGCGCGCGCCTTCTTCTGGATCTGACGCAGCTGCTTCTGGGCCTTCAGGAGCTCAACCGCCTGCTTCGCGTCCGCCAGGCTGATTGACGCCTCGATGACGGGCTCGCGAATGTCCTTCAATTCCTCGCGGACCATCTTGGCAGTCTCGCCGCGAGCGATCGCAGCCTTACGCTGGCCATCGGTCATGACGGACTGCTTTTCGGTGCGGATCTCCTTGGTTTCTGCCGCCAGTTCCTCGTCTGTAAGCCCAGCCTCTTCGGCCCGCGCCTTGTAATCGCTCGAGAATCCAAGCCCAGCGGGGTTCACCTGAACCGGCGCCAGGTCCTGGACAGAGAGGGTGTTCACGTCGTCGGTGTCGAGTGGGATCTCGCCGATGTCCGCCTGCATGCGTGAGTCCGCATCCGTCACCAGACGCTGGCGCTGGACGTCGACCGCATCAAGGGCCCGCTTCATCAAGTCGCGATGGAACTTGCCACGAACCTTCTTTGCCGCGGCTTCAGACAAGTGCTCGTAATCGTGTTCGGGGAATTCGAGCTGCGACATCTCCCAGCCCATCGTTTCCGCGACCTTCCGCACGAACTCAGATTCGTGCTTCATGCGCTGGACGCGCAGGTTATCTCGCGCCTCCTTTTTGGCCTCGGCCAGGCCGGCTTCCTTGTCCGCCTTGCGCTGCTCCTTCTTCGCCTCGGTCTTCGCGGCCCGGCGCTTCGCCGCCTCGGCCTGGTATTCAGATTCTTTCCGGACGGAACGCAGTTTCAGGTAGTTCAGCTTGCCGCCGGCGCCGCCGATGACATGTGCGGACCCATCCGGGTTGTCCTGGATCAGGACCGGCTGGCCTTCGGTACCAGGCCCGTTCGGGCGGACGGTAATCCATCGGGCGCCGGCGGGGATGGCCTTGATAAGGTCGGCCACGAAGCGTATTCTCTCAATCTGACGCGAGCGGCCACCTGCGTGTGTGTCACTGGGGTCGCCTCCATAGGCACCCGACCCGGATAGGTCAAATACAGTAATGGCCGAACAAGCCCCGAGTGATTTATTCATCGGGGCTTTCTTTTTGCCTCTTACTGGAGCTGCTCGCAAGCCTCCGGGGCGACGCGCAGCCGCGACTTCCGCGCTCGACCATACGTGGGAGCTTTTGAACTGATATCTAGATCGATACTCGTCCCACCGAAGGACGACACAATGATGGGACTTATTCTCGATACGCTCGAAAAATAGATCGGCGTTTCCTTTCCCCGCCAATATTACGGCAGGCTTTTCGATGGTCCGGAGTATCCCAGACATGAGAACTGCTCTACGAAGAGAGAACTTCCGCCCGAGCGCGGGATTATTCCGATCTATTTTTTCGGTAAAGGAATGATTATTGTCTTGATTAAAATGGACCTTAACGCGAAATTCACCAGCTTTTCTGTTGACGACTAGATCTAGTGTCTTACCAGAAAAGTGCTTATCCCAATAAACTTGAGCACCAGCCTGGTCTGAAATCGCACTGCTACTCGGTAGGTGGGTACCGTGCGGCGGAGCGAACCAGCCGGAGCCTTCTCCGCCTTTGATGAATAAAACACGCATGACTCCAATTGTGGAGTCACGACATCAGTACCCGGCGTCCGGATCCAGCAAGGTGAACAACTCTCCCTCGGCGTCCTCGACTTGGTTGCTACCCAGGAGATAGGCGGCGTTGATCTGATAGGTCTCGGCGGCCGCTGCAAGCGCCTCATCAAGCGACTCATGTTCCGGCATCCTGGCGATCACATCCGGATCTCGGTACTCTCCCAGCAGATAAAGGTTGTCACGAGTGTAGTGGCGCTTCATGACCTCCTTGACCAAATACCAGTACACGCCGAAATTCCGATACCTGCGCGGATCATCCTGCAGTAGCTGGAGGCAACTGGCGGAGAACTGTTTGACGTCCATCACTCGTCACCGAGTCGTTCGTTGATCACGTCGCGGACCTTCCTTTCTCTGTCCGGCGCCCACTGATGGGTGGACAGGAGACCATCGTAGTCCCTCAGCTGCGAGAGTGGCACATCAGCAGCCCCGATGTGATCGGCGACTTTCATAATCGTCCTGAGTGTGTCCGGAGTGTGATCATATCCCGATGATAGGGCCCGGAGGGTGTTCTCGCTGGTGCTGTCTTTGTGGTGCCGAAGACCGGACACCGCCATGGCGGCCGCCAGGTCATGATGCCCTGACCGCCTGGCGGTGCGGATGAGCGCGTCGTGGACGTTCTCACCTGTCGAATGCCGACCGGAGAACGCATAACTGGCGTGTTTGTTTTCCGGAGCATGTTCCGCGAACGGCGCTCCAAGCACGCCGGTGCTCTTTGCCTTCGCCCACGCCATCGCTAGGGCGCGCTTTGGGTAAGCCACCTTCGCACCATTCATAGACTTATCACCGAGTTCACCGAGGGCTGTGAGCTCTGTCAGCGCCGTTTGTAGTGTCGGAGCTCGGCGAATGCGCTGCACCTGCTCCTTGGCGAGCTGCTTGCGCGCCTCGAGAACGCTTGATGCATGCCTGCCGTAACTGGAATGCGACTCACCATGGACGGTTGCGAGGGCCGAATCGTATGGGTTCCCCGAGAACGCATGGTCGGAGTACTTGGAGGTTGGATACCTTTTCACTGCGAACTGAGTCGATTTCCCTCGCTTGGCCTGACTGAATGTAGACCCGAAGGTAGCGCGGCGCTCCTCATTCATCCACGCATTCAGGATCGCATCGCGATGCTTATCGATCGGCAACGCGAAATCGTGGGTCTGGTCCTTGTCGCCTCGCAGATCGTAACTCTCGGCGAGTTCTACCTCGCCGGTGTCTTTGCGAATGACTGGAGTTCTGCCGTATGGCGCAGATATTTTGTATTCCTTGATTCCGCTCCATAGCTGGCGTTGGATGCTATCGTGGTTCGACTCGATGACGTGAGACGGGATTTCCTTGATCTGATCCCACTTGGTTATCGCGCCGGCTTTGTCCTTGAACTCGGACTCCATCTTGGTTTTGATTGCATCAGACTCTTCGGCATGGTCGAACTTGAACGGTTTCGTGTCGCGCGACAGATCAGAAGCCTTGACGCTCATGGAATTTCCGTGAGCGGTGAGGGCACCGTACCGCCGTAGGCGTACATCGTTCTTGTCAATATCGACGCCGGTCACTACCCATCTGCCGTGGTCGCCGTTGCCGTCGGTAATCTCCAAGCCGACGCCAGTGTGAAGCGCTAGGCCGGTCGCGGGATGGATCAAAGCATCGGCGCCGGACTCCACGAGGTCCTTTGCGCCGAAATGCTTATTGTTCGACAAATGTGTCTTCGCGCGCTCAATATTGGCGCGTAGCCGGTTGGCGCTGGCTGTTCCCTTGTTCTTCAGCCCATCGAAGCTACGGCGCATCGACTGGAACCGGACGAACTCCGCTGCGGCTTCCTCGCGCTTTACGGCCGCATGGGCTTCCTCGGCGGCTGCCTTGTTCGCTGCGATCTTGGCGCGCTCGGCTTCGGGATCGGCGCTCATCATGATCATCAGGTCTGACCTGTCGAACCGGCCTTCGCGCGCCAGGTTCTCGACGCGGTCGCCGCCGCTCCAAAGGATATCCTGCCAATCCTTCTTGGCCATCATGGACTGATACCGGTAGCCGTCGAATGAGCCTTTGCTGATGTAGGTGTGGATCCGCACCGACTCATTCAGATTTCCTTGGCGCAGGCCTCGGCCGATGCGTTGCTGCATGGTGGCCGGCTCCCACGGCAGGTCCAGGTTGTGAATGTCAGTCGTGGACTTCTGGAGGTTGACGCCTTCCTCCATGGTCTTATTGCCGATGACCACTTTTATCTTGCCTGCGTTCAGCGCGTCAGCAATGTTCTGCCGCTTGGCGGAGGAGGGCGCCTCTTGGGCATTTATGATGGCAATCTGATTCCGCGGTATCCCAGCGTCGACCAGTGCGGCCACGATCTTCCCGTGAGAGGCAATCGCTTCGGAGAACACAATCTGCCCGCCTTCCTTGGCGCCAGCCGCCACCTTGGATGCGATCGACTGATACTTTGGGCTGACAGAGCCGCCGTACTGCGTCCCCAGCAACTCAAGATCCATAGCGGCTTTAGCCATTTTATCCATAATGCTAAATATGTGAGCGTCGCCGGTCGCGTCCTTCTTGCCGGCACTCTCTGCAAGCTGCGCGCGAAGTTCCTGGTAGACGGATTCTTGCTGCGGCGACATGTCGATCATGTGCATCTGATCGTTTCGTTCGGGCAATTTCAGCCCGACGTCCGCCGCAGTCTTCCGGTCAATGTAGCGCTTCATGATCTCGCGCAGTTCACCAAGGTTCTTGAATCCGGTGGTGACCAACGCTTCCTGGATCGTCCCGTCCGTGGCGAGGATACTCTCTCGCTTGAATTCGCAGAATCGGTCCAGGAACTCTTCGCTGTTACGAATGCCGATGCGCTCGAACGCCTCAGGTGCGATATGCGAAAGCATCGAGTAGATCTCAAGCGGGCTGTTCTTGGTCGGCGTCGCCGTGAGCATGAACACGCCTTTCCCCTGGTTGTTTTCCCTCACCCAGCGAGTTTTGAGGTTCATGTCGAGGGCGCGATTTGACAGGCCCTGACCACCAAGGAACTTGGGAGACTCACCAAACCTTGCGCGCGCCGCATACAGGTTCTTGTAGCCGTGGCCTTCATCGACGATCAGCATGTCGATGCCAAGATCGTTGAAAAATATCGCATCGGTGCGCTTCTGAAATTCTCGATTGGCGATGGCCTGATTGTAGGCCTCGCGGACCTTCCTTAGTCGCTTATCCCCTGCATTGCCAAGCTTGTCGCCGCGCTGGACCCAAAAGTCGCCATTGACGTAGTCACCCTTTGTGATCGGATCTAGGTCCAAATCATTGAACGCCGGTTGCGAGATGAATACGAAATCGTAATCATTCTGCGTCATCTCATGGAATTTGCGATTACGCTCGGCCGCCGTGTCCGGTTTGCCCTGCAACTGGCCATCCTTATCTCGGCTGTACGTCTCACCAATGACCAGGACGTTGGATCCTGGGAACCACTTCTCGGCTTCCGCCACCCAGTTAGCAAGAACGGACTTCGGTACGACGATCGTGGGTTTTTCCGCCTGGCCATTGATCTTCGCTAGACGAGCAAGCATCAGCGCACGCACCGTCTTACCCAGGCCAACGTCGGCTGCAATGATTCCCTTGCCGGCAGATAGGGCCCACCGGACGCCGCCGTACTGGTAGTCCTTCAGCCCCTCGGCGCTCATGCCGGGGATCTCTATGGGCTCGTTGGAGAACTCCTGCGGGACGAATCCTTTGAATTTTCGGTTGTAAAGGTCCTCGACCTGGTCTCGGTACTGCGACGAGAGCAACCACAGTTTGAAGTCGGCGTTCATTCGATCAATGGTCGGTAGCTCGTCCTGCTTTACGCCGGTGCGGTTGAGATACTTATCGAGCAGCTTGTTATTGTGCTGGTCACCGCCGGTGACCGTGTAGATGCCACCATCGAAGGTGATCTGTAGGTCAGTGTGCTTCCTCAGCCATTCGTTTCCGGATCCGGCATTGCGCTCATTGAAGTAGCTAGCGACTATGTCGGTGGGCAGGAAGGCAGAGTTCACCGCGACCTCGACATCCTCGAGCGATGCAGGCGCAATGGTCTCCTCAAGCCTTCGAGCCTGTAGGGTCAGCTTCTGGTCGACGCCTTCGGGAAGGGGAGCGTTCACCGCATGGCGCTGCTGCGTGATGAAGTCAAGCTTCGACCACAGCTCGCCGGTGAGGTACTGACCCATCGTCGTCCAGCTATTGCCACTCAGGTATGCATAGGCTGGCGAGGCGAACAGCGCATCCTCGATTTCATCCTCGGACTTGCCCAGCCGATCGGCGAGTTCAGCGGAGGTGAACACTCCCTCCTGGCGCTCAGCGACAAGGGATTCCGCGACCGCATCCATGGAGCCTGCAACCGCCTTGCGGGCGCGCCCGGTGACAGCATCCGATAGCGTGCCATCCGGCTTCACTGCGCCGATCAGACGATACAGGACCTTGTTTTGGCTCGCGGCCAGCTCAAGTTCCTTGACCTTCGACGGGATGCCATGCTTATCGACATAGCCACGAACGGCCGCTTCGAGGGCCTCTCGATCGACGTCCTGGCCCTGGAGTAGTCGGTCAATGTCGTCGGCGATGCCTTCCGCGTCTGTGACTGAGGGTACGCTGGTCAGTTCATCGACCCGATGCCAGCGGGGAGGGCGCCCCTGCAGGATGTACGTGACGCCGTCGACGACCTTGGTATCACCCACCTTCGATAGCTGGTACGGACGCACCAACGCGGCGCCCATGGCCCGCTCTTTGGCCTTCTGGTCGGTCAGGGCCGACAGGACATCGGGAACGCTCGGCGTAGCGCGCTCAATGGTGTCCGGTCGCCACCGCACGATCGCCTCCGGGACGCCCATCATCGAGCCCGAAACGGTAATGTCCTGACCGATGCCAGCCTTTGCTCGCCAGCCGGGCTCCATCGTGCCCATGACGTTAGCGGCGCCGCGTGCCTCGAAATAGGCGCCAGACAGGTAATCGTCATCCCAGACGCCAATGGCCTTCATCTGGTCCTGAGTCAGCGTCGACATCGCGCCGGCCACGTCATCGCCGCGCTTGCGGTAGAACACGATGTCCGTGGTCACCTCGGTATGGGAATGCTCGAATGCCGTGTTCGGCATGCGCACGGCGCCCAGGAACTCACCCTTGCGAAGCAGGTCCAGGCGCAGCTTGCGGTTGCTCTTTGCGTCCAGGACGCCCGTAGGGACGATCATGGCAACGATGCCGCCGGGCTTGCACTTGTCCAGGGAGGTATCGAGAAAATAGCCCTCAGCCGTGCGCCTGTTAGGCTTGTCGTCCTTGACCAAGGAGCCACGAAGCCCAAATGGGGCATTGCCGATCACAACATCAAATTGCCGATCATCCTGGGTTGAGAACCGTTCCAGGCTGGCGTTTACTACCTCGTGCCGTTCATCGTGAAGGACGGCGGCCGCCTTGGCGCTGATCGGGTCCAACTCAACGCCAGTCACTTTGATGCCGGCCGGCGCCGTATGCAGGAATACCCCAGTACCGCAAGAGGGCTCGAGCGCCGTTCCGTGGTCGACACCGAGGCCTGCGAGTACGGACCAGGTTGCGGCCGCCACGTCAGGGTCGGTATAAAACTCATTTAGGCTGTCGCCGCAGCCGCCGTTACCGCTGTACTGGCGCAGGAGGCGCTTGTCATCGTCTGAGTAGGTTCCCTGGTCGGAGGATAGTAGGGCGACCACACGAGCATTGATTTCGCGTCGCGCGGACTTTGATATGCCGGCCTGGACGCCGAATGATGCGGGTGGATCCGTCTTCGGGTCTGGCGCCGCCGGGCTCGCGGGAGTTACTTCAGCAAGATGCTTCTCGCGAATGAACCAGCCACCGTCCTTGCGAAACGTGTATTCGTCGATCTGCTTTGCTTCGCCGGCGGTCAAATCACGACGGATTACTCCACGAAGCGTCCGTCCGCGCTTTGTGACGTGCTCGACGATCTCTGGTGCTGGCGTGTCCTTCGGCGCCGGCAGATCGATGTAATCTGCCATCTGGACCGGCTGGACGCCGTTCTTGGCAGGGCGCCCCCTGGTCGTGCTTGAGAGGTGCGCATAGACCTTGCCGTCTTCTCGGCGGGTGCCCGTGTTGATTACATGCCAGGTATCCCCAGAGACCTCGACAGTCGGAAAATCAAGCTTGGGAGGGGTTTTGTTGGCAGGTTCAGCCCTTGGGCGAACATCGAACATATCCATGGTCGACGGCCGCTGCGCCGGCTTCCTGAGCTTCAGCGCAACCTTCTGGACCCGTATATGCGGCTTTGTGACCGTGCCGTCTTTCTTAACCGATCCGGCCACATGGACCGGCATATCGAATAGGCCGAGCTGGGTTTTTCTCAGAAGGATGATCATGGGGCGGCCTGCAGAGGAAGCGTCCCATGATCGTAATGTCACGAATCGATAAAGGTGCCGCGGTGTCTAGGAAAGGAGTTTCTTCGCCCGCTCTAGCGCGCTCTTCCAGTGCTGATGAGTCGTCGAAATGTCATTACTCCCAAATGTGTCTATCGAAGAATCTGTAGGCTGGTGGTCACTTAGCCTGATTTTTATTGATTTTTCGTTTTCAGGATTCATCACATATAGGTAAGTGCTAGATGATCCAAGACTTTGCGACTTTTCGACTTTCACCTTCATGCCGATTGACGCCAATGCGGAAAGTAAGTTGGCGGCTCCTTTTCGACCGGATTTTCTTAGGGAATCGGCTTGTCGATCTGAGGTGATTTTCGCATATTCCGGGTGAGAATTTATTGCATCGGCCCATTGATGGTGGGTGTCCGGTGACCAGTCAGGAAGGTTTGAAGTGGCCTCTGTTACTATTGCACGCAGTTCATCATTCCCGCCCATATCGAAGTTACGAAGGAAGCGATCAACTCGATCCGAGTGATCATCTCCGAGCGCATATTTGACCTGCTCGGGGGTGGCTTTAGCTGGGGCTTCCGGCTCGCGCAGGTAGACATCGGATTCAACCCCAACCGAGTGTCCGTTGCGGATGTAGTCTTCGATTGTCCATCCGTCGTTTTCAGCGTATCCGTTCGCCTCATCTACTGTGAGCAGCGTTTGTCCAGGCAAGTCCATGTCTATCATCAGATCTGATTTTGGAATCGAGACGGTGATCACTTCTCCATCGGGACCACCATACGCCTGCGCCACAGTCCGATCAGGGGTGAAGAACGCGGAACGGCGAATGTATCCAGACTCGGCAATCGCCTTAGCGCCCGATGAATCGGTGCCATGGAATAGTTCCACACGATCATCGCCATGCCCAGAAATGATTCTGTTATGACTGGATTCGTCTGGCGGGCCGTCTGATTGCGTCACTTTTTTCGTGCTCTTGCGCCTGGCGAATATGGCCAACTTCTCAGTTTGTGGTGATGACTTCTTTGTTCGTCTATTTGAGTACGCACGAACCTGAACCACTTTTCCAGATGGTAACCGTCGAGTATGAGCCGCGACAAGCGCCTTGAAAAAAATCGCCTTCACCATCTGCGGCTTGTCCTTTGTCGCCAGCACCTTCTCCCGAAACTCATCGACCGACATAACTGTGATCGGACCCAGGAACCGAGGATCGTCATAGCAGGCCAGGAATGCCGACTTGGCTTCGTCCTCGCTATCGAACCCGATCATGCATTTATCCTCGTCGTACTGGCTCCAGGCGCCATGCTTGCGCTGGTGAATGACGTACACGATCGGCGCGTCCATGTTCGGACCGAGGAAGCAGTCGACGTGATCACCGTCGACACCCATGGTTGATCTGATGTACCCATAGGGATACAGCATCCTGGTTTCCCAAGGCTTGCCATAGCTGTTCGTACCGCGACGAATGCTCCCAGCTTCGTTCTCGATGGAGATGACGAGTCCGTTCCAATCAATCTGGCGCTTTTTGTAATTGCCGGATTTGATCTGCGCGTCGGTGGGCTCGTGAGCACCGCGGTAGACTGGGAACACGATCACCATTCACCTCCAGGTATGTCTGGCATCGCTACCGTTAGGCCTGCGTACTCGTGCTTCGAGTCATTGCAAAACTGTATCCGCCCATCGTTGATGAAATAGTGGCACACACCGGGGATGTTGATGCTTGGAGCGAACGACGGATGGACCTGGTCGTTATTCCAAGTCCATCGCGCGCCGGTGGATTCATTTGGATTGAACACGTTGATTCGGTGCAGCATCTTGCAGCCGGGACACCAATGCGTAATCTCGCCGTCCAGAAGGGCGAGTTTGCTGGATAGTCGCTTCATTTTTTCCCGCCTAGGGTCTGCTTGAGCCAAGCTGCGAATTCAGGATCGTCGCCGGGCTTTGGCCGGTGCACTGGCACCCATCGTCCGCGGCAATTTGGGTGGGCCGTCCCCGCCGGGACCCACCAGCGTTCGTCTGGA